GCACGGACCATAACCCCACCCAACTCCAGGGCATCCGCCGCCGCTTGCATAGCTCGTTTGCAAAGTCGCGCTGTGCTTGTAAAGCGTTCCTCCGCTCACTACACAGCCACCACTAGTCAGCGATCCAGAAGACGGCGTACAAGTGACCGTTCCGCCTGAGCCACCAGGATTGGCTGAGTAACTACCATCGTCGCTTACGTCGTTAAGCATGTAGTACGGATAGGTCGCCAGCAGGTAGTTTCCGGCCGGGATGATGCAGGTTCCCCCAAGAGTCTTCGCTATTGCGTCGGCTGCACAGGCATTGAAGGCCGGTACATTGTCCGTGCCCCACTCAATGCTAAAGTTACCCGTGTTTGCGGCTGTCTTACTAAGTGTCACTTGCGTGGCTGAGATATAAGCCGTGATCTCAGCTACGGCTGGCGTCGTAGCAAACGGCGTAAAAGCATCGAAGTAAGGCTGGAAAGTGACGTACTTCCCCACCGCTGCCGTAGTAAACGCGCAGGTCGAGCAAGTCAGTGTCGTGCTACTGGCGGTCAAGCTCGCTACCAGATACCCGGATAGCGGCTGCTTGTCGGCTACTGCCCCGTAGTTGACCACGTTGTAGTAGACTGCACAGCCTGTTCCGCCAGTTGTAACTTGCCCGCCCGTAGATGCGTTACTGATCTGCAAACAATCAGGACCGCCGCTGGAAGGAGCAATGCCTGGTGCTGTAATGCTGGTAACGGCGCTATTGCCCAAGGTCACTTGATTGTTGGCGGTGATTGTAGCACCGTGACCCACGGCTGTGCTGTTTGTATAGCCGTCCGCATTAGCCGTAGCGGCGGAACCGAGGTACGTGTTGTAAGTTCCCGTTTGTAGCGCAGGTGTTCCATTTCCGGCAATCGCTCCGATGGCGACGTTATAGGTTCCTGTAGTGTTAGCCACGAGAGCGCCGTTACCTACCGCCGTATTTTCACCACCGACGCTCGACCCGCCATACACACCATTGAGTGAGTTGTACCCAACTGCCGTGTTTCCCGATGCTGTGGTTGGGTTTGTAAGCGCACTGTCACCTATGGCGACGTTGTAGCCTCCAGTCGTATTCCTGTACAGTGCTCCTTCACCCACGGCAGTGTTAAACCCGACGCCTGTGTCAAAAGTCAGAGTGAAAGCGCCAGCGGCAGTATCTTCCTGGCCAGTCACCATATTTTGCAAGGCTTCGTATCCAATTCCAGTGTTAGTGACACCCGTCGTATTAGCGTTGAGAGACTGATAGCCGAGGGCGGTGTTATAACTGCCGGTCGTATCTGCAATTAGAGCGGATTGTCCACTTGCGGTATTATAATTTCCTGTCGATGCTGTCGGCAGCGACCCACCGACATTTGCATTCCCCGATCCAAACCAGTTCACCCCAGTAGGGATATTGAGCGCACCAGTAGGAGAGAGCGTTGCCGGACCGGGGTTGCCTGTGGTGGTAAGGGAGATGAGATTGCCGCAAAGCTGCATGGTCCCATCCCCAGCAAGACAATACTCCGCGTCCTTGATCCCGCTCCACAGAGCCAGAATGTCACCGTAAGTCGGAGTCCGCCATGCGTTATTCCCACTATTTCCCACACCTATAGTATTAGCTCCGGGATAGATCATGCCGCCACCGCCCGCTATCCAATCCGTAACAGTTAGTGGAGTTGTGTAAACAAGCGGATAAATACCACCCGACTTAACAATGTCGTACCCTACTCCTGTCGCTGCAAAGAAAGTAATCTGCCCGTTTACAGTTGTTTGGTAAGGGTTTGTCAGCGGCGTGTTGGCTGCGTCTTTGTATATCGTAGCCTTGATTGGAATTAACGAAGTAACAACCGTAGCTGTTCCTGAGCAAGTGGCAGTTCCGCTCGTAAGTGTAGCTGTGGTTGGTGCTGTCGGATATATCCCTACTCCGGGAGGTGTAATAGAAAATGCTGTCCCTCCAGCTATTGTATTTATTCCAGTCAACGCAATCACTCCCGATCCGCTAGGACCGCCTCCAAGAAATGTTGCATTGCAAGTCTGACCAATATTTCCGGTAATTGTTCCTCCGCTCGTATAGGATGCACTGGAAACCTGACCCACACCGTCTAAGTACACTGTCACAGTACAGTACGGAATAATCCCCTGTAGCTTATTCGTGCTATTCAATCCTGAAGTTGTAGCCGAAGTTGCCCCTTGGTCGCAAAATCCCGAATACGCAGCGGTCTGTGTATGAGCCGCGATAGGAAACAAAAGCGCCAAAAGTAAGAGAAATCTTTTCATCCTTTTACCTCGAAATCTTCGCCGTCACTGGAACTGAGTTTCCTAGCGTGGTCATGTTCAAAGCAACGTATCTCGGATATAATGCTAACGATTCAAAACGCCCTACATACTGTCCCGCAACTGGGGCGGTAAATGTTTGGATTGACCCGATACTGATGTAATTGGCAGGGTTGTCCGTCTCCGCTCCCATAATGTCAACCTTAGTCGTGCCAGGATTCCCTGTAAACTGTACCTCCACAGCAAATCCCCACGGATAATAATTGCCATCCACCCGCTGCAACTGAAACGCGGTGCTTAACGATTGTGGGAAGGTCGTTCCTACTGTCTCCCCTGCCCAAAAGATTCCTTGCTTCGTGTAAGCCAAAGGTGCTGCTAGTCCCGGTCCCGGATAGCTCGGCATGTTATTCTCCTTACCAACTGCCTACGTTGGCAGTTCCGTTAGTGTTTGTAAATGGTTCGCCTCCGTTAAATGGTGCGTTCATCTTCGCCTTTGTGAAGTATAGGTCAACAAGATGACGGTCCATAATCCTTGCTTGACGGAGCAAGTCTTTGTACTCTTCGTGATGAGCTTTTGCGAGAAACTGCCAATTTGCGCCCGATCCTCGTTCCATATCATTGCCCTTCTGTCCCTCTTTCCATAAACTTATTACCTCATAAGTTCTCTCTCTAACAATCTCATCTGTCAGAGGGAAAGGAAGCGTGTCGGTAGGGTTCATAAGTGCTGGCCAGTTACACTGGCACATGAATGTATAGCTTAGTTGGCTAATTGGATGTGGCCATAATTCTACTAGCCATTGCCCATAGGTCGCGCTTCCTTGTCTTGTATCTGGTCCGAAAGGAACCACATACTCAGGTTGGTCGAATATCTCGCGCTGCGGGTCTTCTTCGGCTAAGTCGATCTGTGTCATATCCGAGAACTTCATTGCTTGATTGTTTTGTGTGTCGCGGACGTTGTACCACCTCTTGAAGTTAGCAGGTGCAGGGTAGTAAGCCTGATAAATCATGTAGCTAGACGCAACCTGCGGCGGCTCCGTCCAAAGTCTATCTATGGTGATTGTAGCAATTAGTGTCACCGAAAATGTCGCTGGAGTGCCACCCTCTGCAAAAGCGATGTATGGAGCGGTATAATTATTTCCTGCCGTCACTAGCACAGGTGGAAGAGTTACGGTGCCATTTGCATTTACCGTGATGGACACGGTTCCACCTGCGCCTGTCGCCGGATCAAGAACTGGAACCGTATATTGTCCTGGGGTCTGACCAGAACCAGAAGTCAACAAGGTAGCATAAGCAACTGTTCCGTTATTTCCTAACGCGATAATAGAATATAGACCGTATGAGGGTACACGAATCTGCTGCTGGGTCAACAGAGGGGGATAAGGAACGGCAGCCGTCCATGCAGCCGTCGCTATAGCATCACCTGTGATCGTGTTTGTGTAGGGTACTACAGTGATCGTTCCGGGGCTAAGGAATGAAGTATTAGGACCACCAAGCAGAGAGGGTGTTAACCACCCTCCAGTCACGCACTGAAAACTAAATACATTCTCATTCTGAATCTTTTGGAATGCCTCGTTTATGCGCGATACCGCAAGTCCCCGGTTCATGCCAGGAATGCCGAGCACATCCTGAATCATGTTTTGCAGTGCCACGTATGAACACTCACTTCCCCGCCCGTTTCCGCGCCACTCGCTTGCCGCCAGTCCGTCCGCTCCCGCTGACCTTCGTCATGTGGCCCATAGGGTACACAACATCCGGTCTGCCGTTGCTTTTGCTTCCCGCTCCGACTAGGTGTTTCCTAGAGCCTGCCTTTGGCTTTGCCATCAGCTACCTACTTTCCAGCTACGCGCTTCCTGCCGCCCTTCTTCTTGTTGGACGGTATCTTTTCCGATAACAACGGATTTGTTTTCGATGCTACCTTCTTTTTAGCCATGACTGTTCCCTTCCGTCTGTTGAACTTTCGATTCGACATACCTCATTACTTGAGGATCGTCTTGTGCGATGCTTTCTTCCCGCGTCCCTTGCCCTTGCCACCTTTGTGAACATGAATCGTGCTGTGACCCTTGACATGATGGTTTGCTGCTACCGTGTGCTTAGCGTTCCTTGGTGCGGAAGCCTTGTGAATTTTTGCTTTTCCTAAACCTCTGTGCATTTCAGTTCTCCTTTGTTTCTGATTTTTCTACCGCCCCTGACTTAAAACGCCCTCCATAGTTTACCCTTCCGGGGCTACAGAGGGCGTCAATTGTCTGCAATCACCGGGAGAGGGAAAGACAGACCTTGTGTTGAAACTCGTTAAGCCCCACCAATCACTGTCAACTGCACCGACTTCGTTGCGATACTGGCTCCGCTTCCTAATGGAACCCATTCTGGAGTGCTTGTGAGAGAGAACGTGTACCAGAAAATCGCCCATGTTGCCGCAGTTGCAACACCACCAACCGGAACAGGAACGCCAATATAAGTTCCGTCTGTCGTCACGGCAAGTCCAAGCACAGCATCAATATTAAACGGAATAAAACTTACCGAAATAATATCGCCTGTGGTCTGGTTATAAGAAGCAGTAGGATTACCGTATCCCACAAAAACCTGACGGTTTCCAGTATGGATCGGGTACTTCACCGGGGTTAGCGTGTTGAGAATCATTTCCGCTCCTTATTTCCGAGAACTGCGGGGTGGATATTCCTACCCACCCCGAATGCGCGATTAGTCTTGGTAGATTGGCGAGTCCATTTGAATCTTAAACGGAGTTCCAGCAGGCGGCGTAGTTGGCAGTGGATCGAGAACGTTGCCGATTGCGAACGGTCCATAAGTTGCGCTCGATGGAGCCATCGTTCCGTTTGGCGATGAACTCTGCACGATAGCAAACTGCTGTGCCGTTTGAGTGGCGCTTGTGTTTTGTACTATCACAGTCGCCACACCAGATTCCTGAACAAAGCCATAGTTTCCAGGAGTGATAGAATTCAAGAACACTACCGGATGGACTGGTCCTACTGCCGCTGCCGTGGCAGAACTGCTCAAGGCAACGTCTGCGCTGGTGAAAATATTCTGGCTGATTCCCAACTGCGCCACAACCGTGCCTGGAGTTCCGCCAGTTGCTAATGTGAATGTTGGAGGCGAAACGTATCCCTGCCCACCATTGACCACAGTAGCTGTTATCGCGTTCGCAGCCGTTACGATAACCTGAATGATTGCGCCCGATCCTCCGCCGCTGCCTACATTTGCCGCAACAGTATAGGTGCCGATAGTCTGACCGCTACCCTGGGTCAAAACCACCACACTCTTTACCGATGATCCTGAGCGGATAAAGCCAACGGTTCCCGTCTTCACGTTCGCCGCCGTCGCGCCTGAATCAACCTGCACATAACGGTAACGACCGCTATACAGAAGGCCGTTGGTCGGATAGGACGCACCAGCAGCTTCGTCATTCGTCAAGTCGAAGTAGTCGCCCTGATTCAACCCGCCAGCGTTGTACGGGAAGCCGGTATTGCTATCCCCCTGCCCCGACTGGTACGGGGAGTTTACGTCGTTGATGCAAAGCCAGGTAGGAAGTGCCTGTTGCTGTGGCATGATTAAATCTCCTTAAAACTACTTCGTTTTTTCCTGTTCCGTCACCCTAGTACGGATTAACCGATTGACGTAAAGCCGAAAGCGTATGCGTTTTGACGAGGCTGCACACAGTACAGGTTCGTTGCCAAGCGCATGAAGATCGTGTCCACGCTAACGTTGTTCCATTGGCTCGTCCTGCGCACTCCGAAGTTCCATCCAGGCTTGTCCGTTGTACGCAACTTGAACGTCTCAGGCGTCAGGAAGTAAATCGCTTCCGAAGGCTGAATGTTCGCGTTCGATGGCAAACCGGAGTTCGTTGGCGAAGTCGTAACCGATGCGCCTGACGAGTTGACAAACTGAGGAGTCGTATAGGTAATGGTTGTCGTGTTCGATCCAACGCCGTCCACCAAGCTCGTGTTTCCAGATGCTCCACCTGTTGCAAGCGGAATGTAATACTGCGCAACTGCCGAAGGAGCCAGAGGATCGGAATAAATCTGCGTACCGTTGAAGTCCAGAGCATCCCACATGATGTCGTGCTTCGTGTTCGAGATGTCACGCCGATAAGCGTCAAGAGCAATCGCAATTGCCTTGAATCCGAACACATTTGTGATGCCCAGCTTCGGTTTTCCACCCACCGCCTTGCACTGCGACCAGAGTTGCATCAGAGAACCAAAGTTGATTTGTCCCGGTCCTGACGTTGCAGGTGCGGCCACGGTTCCGGTCGTTACCTGTTGTCCAAGGTAAAGCGGTGTCACGTTGATTGCAGCACCTACCGCGCCGTTTCTGGCTTGCTGTCCGTAGCTCTTGTAGATATTGCCATAGAGCGAAGGATCAATGCCGTTATTCAACGCTTCGTCCAAGCCGTTCGATACTTTGTAACGGTTGTCCTGCACGGTTGAAGATGATTGCTGACCGTGACGGAACGAGTCCATTTCCAGCATCGTGTTGATCTGCATCACCAACGCTTCCATAAAGATCGCGTAGATGTCGCAAATCCGCGCAGGACCGGAGTTAATCACACCACCCTGTCCAGAGCCGTCATCCATCTGCCAATCGTCCATCGGGAACCATGAAGCGTAGCCCTTCTCATAGAACTTCAGCTTGTCGGTAATTTGCTGACGGGTCACAGTGATCGTCTGACCTGGATTCACGCCAGCGCCCTGCGGACGACCGTACAGGAAGACTTCCGTCATACCTGCGCCGCCAAGATACGGGTCAGCTACACCGGCACGGCGTAACTCTTCCAAGAAAGGAGTCCCGACGAAGAAGTTATTCCAGACCACCTCTTTGCGGACGCTCTCTAGGTTTGTGGAATCAATTTCGCCGAAGGTTGGATCGGTCGGTGTAATTGGCATTTTCGTTTCCTTTCAGCGATTTACGCTGTTTTTCTGAATCTTCCGCTTACGCTACAACTGCTTGTCTTTCTTCCAGAGCCTTGTGAATATTGTCGAGAGAAGTCTGTCTGCGTTCGGCTTGAGTCATCTTTGTCGGGTCTTTGCGCTCACCCGCCTTCGTTGCTCTCTGTAAATCGGAGAACTTCGATGATCCTGGAGGCAACTTCGTATCAGGATTGCTACCGGCCTGCTCCGCTCTTAAACGTTCCTTAGCCGCAAATTCAGCCTTGAGCTTGTCGGTCTCTTCCTTGTACTTTGCTTCCCTCTCAGCTACAGCAGCGGCGGCTACGGCATCGTCATGGGCCTTCGCTGCTGCTAGACGCATCTCTTCTTTCTTCTCCGAGAACTTGAAAATCTGAGAGGCGTAGGTTGCAGGGTCTTTGAACTTGTTCGCCTCAGCCTGCCGTAGAAGTTCGGTAGGAGAGATCGGCATTGGCTTTCCGTAAAGCGTTTGGTACTCCCATTGGATATTGGCTACCGTTCCAAGAGAATTTCCTAGTTCGTTGCGAACTTCATCAATCGTAAATGTGGGAGTTCCGGGAGTCTTTGGAGCGGGAGGAACTACAACTGCGGCTGGAGGAGTGAATACCGGAGCGTCTTCCGGGTTGATGTTGAGCGTCCCCAAATAACTTTCTCTCTGCGCCTTGTAGAACGCTGCTTCCGCTGCGGCATCTGATGCTGCCTTCGCCAACTTTTGTCTTTCGGTTTCCCATGCGGCGATGCCAGGATTATAAACATTATCCCGCCAATCAGCCCATCCTCTTTCGGATGCTTCTGCTGCTTCCCGTGCAACTCTGGCAGCTTCGGCGGCTGCTTCCTGTGCTTTACGATCCGCTTCCGCCTTTGCTGCTAAATCTTTTGCCGCCTGTTCTTTCTGTGCCGCTGTCTGTTCGATATTGGAAACGTAGCTGGTAAGCCCACTCATGGCTTTCGCGTCAAGAGCATCAATCTGCTCCTGGCTCCAGCCCGAATTCTTCAAAACTTCGGCTAATGTCATTTGCACTATTCTCCCGGATTTGTGTTCGTTAGCTTACTTGAGGTTGCTGCGAAATTGGAGTCGGCTGAGAAGGCGTAACCATTGCCGTCTGTGCCTCTCCTATCGCCTGTACGACCTTGTTCATCTGTGAAGCAATCTGAGGGTACGCAGATGCGATTTGCTGCGCTACCTGCGACCATTGGCCGAGCAATTGTTGGATTTGATTGGCTGGACCTTGCGATGGAGGCTGTGCGCCTCCTTGTGGTCCACTTTGAGGTGGAGAAGGAGGACCACCTGCTCCCGAAGGGGGCGATCCTCCTTGATCTGGCGTTGGTGGCATTGCTGGTGTAGCCATTTCGTCTCCGTCTAACGGTTAGTGGCTACCAACTACGCCTTGATTGCGCTCTTCTTGCTGTGACGCTTGCCGCCTCTGCGCTTCTTGCCGACTTTCTTCACGTGCGCCTTTTTTCCGCCTACACGATGCTTTGCCATTGGGAATACTCCTTTTTTGTTTGAGGTTGACTGCAAAAGGAAATGGCCCATCAGGCCACTTCGCCTAATGAGCCATTGCGTATTCCCTCTAAACTTCTGCGCGAGGGGCGCATGTATCTCGATGAATCTCTTTCAAAAACCTACAGCAATTCGTACCTGTTTGTCAAGCACTTTTTACAGAAATTTTGTATCCAAACCTAAAAGATCACGAATTTTCTGGTCAATCACCTCAGATGGAATCTTTTCTTTCTGCTCTACGTTAATTCCAAGCACGCTCCCATCATTATACAGAGTGACGCTTTTTCCTGTGGTTTGGATTGCCTTCAATGTGTCGTCGAGTTCACCAGCGTGAGCAGGTAATTCCAGATTAAATTCCGTGACGTAATATGATTTCTGTGTCTTGACCTTGATTGCCATTCCTTCTCCTTATGTTGTTTGTTTTCTTACAGTTATCAGGATTCCTTCACCACGGTTCTGGGCGTTCCACCTGCCGCACCTTTTTGCGATATGCGAGGCGGCTTGCTTCCCGAAGGGGGCCGTCCACCTGCGTGTAATCCTCCGCCTCCACCCTTGCCTCCACCGCCGCCCTTACCTCCACCTTCCTCTGGCGGTTGGATACCGAGCTTCTTCATTTCCTCCTGCGCCATTGCCATACCAATCAGTTTGGCTTTGGTGAGTTCCTGTTGCTCCTTGAAGTATTTCTTCATCTCGTCTTTTGGGTTGGCAATGTCCAACTTCTCCATTGTCGTTTCCCAGCTTACCGGGCAATCAGGCTGGCGCTTTAGTTGAAGCCACTTCATTTGCTCCTGGATTTGTGTGATCTTCAACAGTGTACTCGGCACGGAAATCAACCTTAGTTTCCGAACGAAATACTTTGCCCTCGTCAGTCTGTCGTACATCGACGGCGTGGTGGGGTACATATTTCCGTTTATGAATTCATCAGGCAAATGGCTTGGAACCATGTCATCAGGATTGAGGTCGAACATCTCCTTTGCAATTCCGTCAGGTCCAACATACTCAATAAGCCTAGCAGCGTCAAACCATTGAGGAATAAGGTACTTCATCCTCTCGCCCAACTTCTTATTCGCCTTCTCAATCCTCATCGCAATCCCTCTGGCGATAGGACCGATAGCCCCTACTTCCTTATCTGCTGTGTCGTTGGCGATATTCAACTTCATATTGGCCAAGTTGCCAACATCGTTCAATCCTAATTGCGCTAGGAGTTTTTCAGAAAGGTATTTCAGCCAAGTGAAGTCTATATTATCGACTGTAACCGTATCAGGAAGCAGGGATTGAAATGCCTTTGTTGGCTCCTGACCGCCTGCTAGTCCTAGACGAACATCTTCCTCAAATATATCGAAGTGCTCAATCTTCGCTCCTCCATTGGTATCCAGATCGTAGCCCATTGGAGGATTCTTTTTGGCCGTCATGGTCTGATCGACCTTGCGCTCATGCTTCCTAATCGTTGTCTGGATTGACGCTACATCCCCTACTAACGATCTTCCTGAAGGCTCCCACGCTACATCGTCTACTGTGTATTGGATTATTGGAATTTCCGGGTCCCAGTCGAAAGAAGTACCGTCGTACATAACTTGGTCGAGTCCTGAAGACGTAATGATGAGCCGAAGGTTAGGGTAGATGCGGCAGTCCTCCACCATTGCAGGGCGATAGTAAGGTTGGCCATTCTTCATCCCTCCAAAGATTTCCTGTCCTAGCGCCGGTACTTTATAAAACCAGGACGTTCCCTCGTCTCCCATCTTCATTTCTAAACCAGATGTGTTGATTCGTATGTCCCTTACAAATGTGTATCTTATCTCTGTGTAGAGGTTTCCGAAGCTCCTGCTCTGCGTCTCCCCCACTTGCCCGTAACGCCACGTTGCAGCAAAGTCCTGCCGCTGCGCCTGAATCAGAGATTTGTAGTTATTGCGCCCGACTGTTTGAAATTTGCCTGCGAATAGAGGAAATCTTGCACACGCCTCCGCAATCGGCATATAGTCGTAAATCGTTACCGAATAGGCATCCTGAACATCATTTGTCTTTGACGGCACCTGCGTAGGCATTACGTCCAATAGTCCTAGCGCGTCAAATACTAATTCTCTTGGACCGAAATTATATTGAGAGCCACGGACCTTCGCCCAGAGGTATCCGACACCCATGACCGTCGCGTATTGCAGAGCCTTGAGAATTTGAAGGGGAAAGTCAGACTCTAAATAAACAGCCTTCGATACTCCAGTGAGCATCTCAGCCATTTTTTTGTAATTGGGTACATCGGAGCTAAATCCCGCGATTTCACGAACTTCCGCCATCGTCGTGCAAAATTTATTGACGGAATATCGTAATTCGTTTGTGACGAGACTTGACCGAGTTTTGTCTTTGAAAATCCCATCAAAGACACGTAGATTCTGATTTAGATTTTTATAGGACGGCTGACCCTCAAGCCAACCCTCGCTTTCGGAAACCTGCTCATCAACCCAAGCGATCTTCTCAGAGTCAGAGGCTTCCCAATTAGGAACACGCCAACGAATTGTCTCTGTCTGCTGAGGAGACGGAGTTTCTAGTCTAAGGTACGTCACTCATGGTCACTTTCCTCCCGGTACATGCCGCATCCTCAGACGTGGCTAAACGCATAGTAAACCAAATCTTGTCAACCGTCTAGTGCCCTTTTTCGTAGGCTTCTGCGTGGAGGTAGCTTTCCCTCTCATACGCTGTTGGGTTTTTCCTACCCTCGCTCATTTCCTCAGCCCTGCGCAGGAAATCCCTGTTTTTGTTATCTCTGGCATTTGCCATCAAAGTCCTACGGTCGCTCCTGATCTGGCCGATGAACTCGGCTTCAATCGCCCCTCTTTGTTCCTGCTGGCGTCGATGCTCAACCCTTTCCTGTCGCCTTTGAAGTTCCGACAACCTCTCCGCTTCATGTGCGGAATTGCAGATAATCTTTTCGTATCCTCGCGGCGCAGGAAGATTCTCAGGCATACCGCTCATAATCTTTCCTGATGCGTCCTTGTAAAATACCACTTTTTTATCTAGTTGAGCTTTTCCCATGCTCCACGATTTCGGCCTCATGTCGTGCGCCGTATCTGATACTCCTTGGGTAAACCTTCTCCATATATATACGATACGGTTGACTATTCCTGGTCCGTATGGGGGATACCAGCAATCTGCGGTACGCCAATGTTGATCCATCCAATGTGTGATTCCTTCAGTTGTCTCTTTTGCCCAAATATAACAATACGTTCCATCATCCTCGTACCATCTTTTATTTTCTTTATCGTAACATCCATGCTCTACGTGACCATTCCTCCAGATGAGAACAGCCGCCTTTATGCTGTCAATCCAGTCCCATGGATCATCATCCCCTGGCATTCTCTTTTTGACGCTCACCCACTTTTTCGATCTCTTGGCGGCAATAGCCTTTTCCTTGCGCTGCTGCTTAAGAGCGGCAAGTTCAGTTTGCAATACCTCTATTCTATTTTCCTGTGCGCTCACACATCCTCCCGGTTGTAGAACTCCTCGCACATCTCTTGCAGCTTAAGAAACGATTCTCTCGCTTTTTCTTCCACGTCCTCACGGTCCCACTCAATAGAGATTCCGTCACCTTTTATTTCAATCGTTTGACCGTGGTGAACCTCTGACACTGATCCAAAAGGAACCCAAGTGGCAAAGTATTTTACCTCTCCAGTGTGTTTATTCTTTACTGCTTGGCGATAGAACACAATGTAGTCAATCTTGGAAAGGTTAAGATCGGAAGGAGCTAAGCCGTCTTCGATTTCATAAGCATTTACTCCCCCGATACGTGTGATCATCCTCGTTGCGCCATGTCTCCATCCCGGTCTATCATCTACATTTGGAATGGTTTGATGAATAGATTTCGCTATCTCCACGAAAATCTCGATTGGCGGTGCGTTTTTTCTGGCGCGTTCTACCGCGTCGCGTTGCTCCGGTGTCATCAATTCAGTGTCTTTGGTAATCATTTCCCATCCTCCAATTTCATCCTGTCCATTTGACCGCTAGAAACCTGCCTCAACTCCGCTCCGGGAACGTTTATTGTCCCGTATCCTTCGCCCGTCTCCGAACGCTTGAACCCTAGAATACCACCATTCGGAAGGCCGACAGGAACGTATTTCTGTTTGTCTTTATCAAACCATTCCTGCGTCAAAAACTTTCCTGTATGCGTACCGTCGAAGTCAATATCCTCGACTACTTCCCCACGCTCCAATGCCAGTTTAGCGACAGGAGTGGTCATTAAATGCATAAAGTTGTCCGTAAATTTCATTTTCCTGACGGCTTCCATTGTGGCCTCATGCCGTTCTTTGTAATCCATGTCCGCAGGATTCTTCCTTTTTCCTAGCCTTACATCCTGTTCCTTGCGCTCATAATAATCTCTCTCATCTATCCTGCGCTTCCTGAGTTCGGCGTAACGAGGTTGAATCTTTGTCCACTGGAGCCTGTCGAACTTGGAACGTTCGCCTAGCTTCTCAATGTCCCTATTGCCCCAGTACAGAACCGGACCCCAAGCGCGATACTTTATCACCAACTCAAATTCATCAGTTCCACGGCACTGGATAGAGCCACGGTCCCAAATAACTGTAAACCACCTAGTCCATAAGCATACGCAGTTCTCGTGCTCGTTTAGGCGCTTGGTAAGTTTGAGAAACTTCATTTCCAGTCCCTTAGAAATTCGTATATCGCGGTGGAAAGTTTGTATTTCGCTCGGTCCTGTGCGATCACATCGGCAATATCGTGAATGTGAGGTTTAACGTTTATAACACCGCGAAAATGAAGCAGTGCTTGACGTGTTGTTTCAGATTCCTCTTCGCTTAGGTCAGAATCTAAGACGACTATGAAGGCTTTTGCTCTATCACTCATCTCTTACCTCTCACCAGAGAGTTCAGTCCAGCCTTCGTTCCTTCATGCGCCCGATTAAAAGGCGTCAGGAGTTCGTGATCTGGAGCAAAACCGTCTCCTTCGATGCGCGGCCTGTTCGTTAGGTCTACAATTTTGCCGCCAGATGCAAAGTAGTTCTTTACGCGGTCAAAGTCGCTCAAAACAGGCTCAGGTTCAACCTTTGGAGCCTCCTGCGCCGCTTCCTCTGGCTTGTTCCACCTGTCGTTAAACCACTTGATTATGCCCATTTTCCCCTCCCGTTATTTTGTCATGAGTTCGATGTAGTCGTAAACCTGTTTTGCACACTTCTTCTTTTCTTCTTCCGGCTTATTGTCACGAAACGCCTCCAATAAGTTACGCCATAGGGTGATAGCATGAGGAAGTCTTGCCATAAGCAACCTTTCCCTGACCTCAAACCGATGCTCCCAATCTATTCCCTGTAGTCCTTTTCTACTCCACCACATGATAACTAACAAAGGTGGGATCGTAACAAGCATAAAAACGGCCATCAATACGTCGTGGTTCATTGCCCTCTCCCGTCTACCAATCTCCAACTGAGAATGTGTTCGACATACACCTACCCTTATTGGGGTCTGTTTTCTTCTTGCTTGGAACATTGTACCTCTTTTGCGACCGTGCGGATAGATCATCGTAAGTATGGCAGTTCAAATAGCTCTGTGCAGCAGCACGTATCCTGTCGTCATGCTTGTTCTTTTGGTGCGTCATAACGTCTCTTCCGCCGTCTTTCGTATGGCGCTCAAGAGTCTTCAACTCCTCTATCAGCCACTTGGAGTAAGGAACGTACCAACCTCCATTTACAGCCTCAATAAATCGATCCATCAAAATAGGTACAGTGACTTTGTTGGAATACCATCCTTCCCGATGCTTGTTTTCGTCCTTTACTTTCTTACCATCTAGCCTTCCTGGAGTATGGTGCCAGTTGAAACCCATAATCTTTAATTGGTTCTGGCAGGTATCTCCTGGTCCTTCGACCTGTTCGATTGAGAACTTCACTCCCCTATAATGTCCAGATACTTGTCCGTACCACGTCGCCATAGCCGCTAGGAAAGGAACTGCTTGCGCGGGGCTGAATCTCAAAGATGTAAGCTCTGCGGCTTGAAAATCGCAACCCGATCCGCTTGAAACTCTTGTCATGGATGCGCAGAATCTATCCTCATCCTCGTGACCTAGACCGTGCGCAGTATCGACTCCACAGCTATACAAAGCTCCTCTTTGCGGAGGCTCATAAACAAGAAGCCTGTCGAATGTATAGCTTTCGGTTTCTTCGTCTATCGGAAGCAAAGGAACAAGTTCCCAATCGTATCGTTCATCTCGATTTGATTTATGGGTTAAGTGAATGACTTCTTTGCTGTAGTCTATTTGAGATTCACTTGGATCGAACTCTTCTAAAATGGAATGTCCTGTGATCGCATAGGCGTGGAATGGTTCTTTGCGGACCTTTTTCCCATCACTCTTAATCTCGTAAATATCGTCTTCCAGTTCCATGATTGTCTCTTGGTCAAAGACACTATCATGTACTCCGGTTAAAGCCTCAAAGTCATCGGCAGGTAAACGTGCAGCGTGCTGCTGTAATGAATGTCTTTCCTTTGCCTGAGCATACTCAATTTCCCACCAATACTGCTGTTCGATTGGAACACGATAATCCGAACCTACAACTTTGGCTAGATATGGGGTGTTTCTAATGTACGACTCGCAGCGTGTTATATGAGCCTTCGTTGCGTCTAGGCGTCTCTCATAGAATCCTGCCGGGACAGGGTGCTGCCTCATCCAATCAGCTTCAGGATAAAGATCGGTTGCTAGAGGCCACGATAGGAATATAGGGCACATTCTTCCTGTATTTAGAGGCCACTTTTCTTTCTGCGATCTCCAGAAATCAGCAAACCATCCAACGTTTCCCGATCCTGTACTCTCGAATACCATAAATAGGTTTTTCGTCGGGTGAGTAGCAGGTAGCAATCCTTCCTCAATAGTGTTGTGAGGATTAGGGATAAGAGAAAGCTCTGAGATGTGGATTAAGGTAGGACTCTTTCCTTGTGCAATACCTTTCGGCTGCATACCGGATTCAATATTGAGACGTGATCCGTTTGAAAATCCTCTCTTCGGAGTCCTTGGAGGAATCAACCAAAACGGACACATGTCGTATGCTGTGTTTAGTTTTACCTCAATCTCTTCTGACTTTTCCTTTTGTACGGACGCCATAACAGCTAAGACGTTAGGTACAAAAAGCATCCTGTGCATGAAGTACAAAGCTACGAGAGACGTGATCCCGATTTGGCGGGCTTTCAGACATAAAATCTGTATACCCGCCTGTTTCTCTTCTAACTCAGCAACAATCGAATCGAAAACGTCTTGCGATCTCCTATTTTTGAACTTCTTAATCTGCCCACCTTCGTCAACGCAATAAGCGTAATTATCACGCCAGTAGTGGTAAGAGAGAGAGCAGAGTACCTGCTCATTCAATATCCAGCGTCGTATCTCCGCACGTCTCTTGTCGGTGAGGGGAGCTACCTTATCGATCCATGCGCCTTTGGAATTGCTTGCTAGGGTGGTTATAGACTTAATGTAATTCGTGAACTCTACAACTTCATTGAAGGTGTGATGGGTCGGCATCCACCCTTCTTTTGCGGCAAAAAAGTTTAGATTTTGTTCGATGATCTTTGGGCTATACATAAGTCTACCTAACCATCGTCCCGTTAGCCTTCGGAACCCACTCAGGAAGAACGCTCAAGACCTTTTTCATGTAAGATTGGTCGTTGTCGTCCATATTTTCGAGTAAATCTTTTTGGCTATCAAAGACCTGTTGACCACCAAAGCATAGGAATGAAGCCTGTAGTGTGTCATATAACGCGAACTCTCGCGGCCAGTCAGGATCGTCCTTGTCCTGCGCTATCTGTTTGCCAAGGTCTATAAATCGGATCAATTACCCCTCCAATAGTCTCTGTCTGATCGGAATTAGCTTATCTTGAATATCGGTTGGAGGTGGGAAGAGGTCGTCAAAATCATTGTTGGTTGTATACTCCGCATCGACTGTCTTCCCATCGTCCTCATCTTTAGCTTTACCTTGCCCACCACCACGAAACACGGCTACCTGCTGCGTGCCAATGAATGTCGGTCCCTTCGGAGATTGCATGATTCCTAGCGCAATATCCAACGCTGTCCTGTCCTTCTCCCCTCCAGCCATCTTCGCATATTTTACTCTTGATTTCGTTACGTCGGGATGGTTGGATACCGCAATAAACCTGCTCCGGTTCCAGCAGTGGGTCTGTACAGCCAACTGGATTGCTCCTAGAAGATGCTTTATGTTTACCTTTGCGGCTATGGACATCGCTTCCCATGACAAACATTCCCTGTCGCCTATAGGAACCTTATCGTAAACCTTTAAGAACGCCTTAATCTCTGTATCATCCGTCGCAAAACGCATCGCGTCAAGAGCAGCCTTTAAGCCACCCTTGACGGTCGTTTTCAACATCGGAGTGAGTGGGGGAGACGCTATGAGAGATTCAGGCTTTACTTTTAGTCTTTTTAGGGCTTGGAGAGTCCTGCTTTCCAGATTCTTCGGCACCGGCATCAACGACTTTGACTTCCTTGCTTTCTTTGGGGTGATCTCGCAACCATTGTGCTGTGCGCTCTCCAATATAGGATTCGGATTCGGGGTCTCCAATGTCGAGCCACTCGTTAATTGAGATTGACTCGTCTGCGAGTCCAAGGTTTTTCTTTGCTCTATCCTCTTCGGTTTCAACCCGCGTGAGGACGGACTCTCTTTGCTGTCCTGGTTCGGGCCAATATCGTTTTCCTGCTTTTCTGACTTCTTCATGCAGACCCTCTAAAGACTTTGCAATCAACTCCCATGCTACCACAAGACGGTCGTTTTGCTCTTTGGTCATACATAGACCCTTTTCTTCGTTAGCCATAAATCCCTCAGAATCGGACAGGTATCGGCAGCGTCCAAGTCCAGAGATTTTGTCTCATGTAGCCCCTCTTTGCGTGATTTCTCGCTAAAATAAGGTCCGCAGATGCGATCACATTCTTTTTTCTTGTCCTCTGGCGTCATGTTCCCTCTCCTCAACAGATATACCACAAACACACCCGCCCTCAACAGGTAAATTGTCAAGGGCGGTCGTCATGCGAGAAACAGGTTATGGGGTTGGAGTTGTGAACTGGACAGCGATGCTCTGCGTCAACTGCGCTGGAGGCGGAGGCGTCACCGCAAGCGTGGTCACTGTGAAAGCCTGAGAGAACGTGAAGACTGCCTGATCGGTATCCGTCACCGTGGCAGTCGCCGTGCCGGTCACTGCGCCCACGGATGGAGCTACGCCGGTCACGGTAGCGGTCAAGCCATCCGCGTTTAGAACTACCGTTGCCGAAGGATCGGCAAACACATACGAGACAGCAGAGAGTGTGCCGCCCGAAGGAGTAACGCCATCGGCCAAAAGCGGCAAGATGGACGCCTGAGAAGTTTGTCCTACGTTCAAAGTCAATGCATTGTTCGGCATGGAAGATTCTCCTGAGAATTGGACTGCGATGGAAGCGGTGAGGGGTTGAGGGTGTGGGCGCACTTCGCGCTCAATCTTTCTAATGATTTCGAGAATACGGGCAATCTCCTCAGAGTTCTCTTTGGACTCCCGCAACAGGCGTTTCAAAATCTCTTTTTCTTCGTGGCTCATGAGCGCCTCGATTCAAAGTCTACATCAGTTCTGTGAATCTGTGGTGAGCAAAAAGAAACAATATTTATTCCTTACGCCCAGCCGCCGCCCATGTTCGGCAAACCTGGACCTGCGTCCTCATCAACAGGCGTGTAACCAAGGTCTATTGCCCCTCCTAAAGGCTTGTTGAGAACTACAGGGGCATTCGCTATTGCAGGGGATAGTCCAGGTAACGGGTTGGAGTTTGTTGCGTAGAGCGCGGGGTCAATAGGGTTAACGTCTTGGGATGGAATAGTTTGAGGCTGCTGATATTGGGGAGGTTGGTAAAAATTCATGTTCTGTGCAGTGGATGCACCGTCGAGAGATCTTATATCAACCGCTCTCATAGCCTGTGGGTCTACCGTACCTCCAAGCGACTTGATTACATTCACGTACATCGGAATGTCTTCATTGCAGGCAATGATTATCTTGACGGCATCTGAGCGTTTCTTGAGAGCCTCTTCTAGCAGCTTTTCAGCGCGAGAATATGCCTGCCCAAACTCCTTTACCATAGGCTTCCTGCGCTTCTGGACGGCCTTGGGAGGGTCTGGAGGGGGAGGAATGTAGATAGGCGTAGGTTGAGGTACTGGAGCGGCTTGTGGGGCGATTTGAGCGGCTGCTGAAACTAATACTTCTTTCAATCCATCCGAGATTTGGGCAATGCCAACCTTTAGCTCTTGCTCTGTTATTTCTCTTGGCTTTGCCCATCGCTTTTTTGCCGCCATTACCGCTATCGCGCTGCGCTGCTCTTTCGTCAGCTTTGCGGCTCTAGCAACCCCGCCGTTTGACCCTCGTGCAGATGGTTCACTCATACTTCCGTTCCCTCTCCCGATGAATCACTACTTTGCGGTTCCATCAAGTATTGCGTAGAACTGAATGACTTCACGAAGTGTAGGAATACCCAAAACTACCGCTTCAATTCCCGCCTCTTTGAGTTTTTCCGCAACACCGTCAGGACCAACTACGTCTTGGTCAACCAAAACCAAATACTTCACGCCTACATTCAACGCTTCCATTGTTCCCTCCCGATGAATCTTTATCCTGCCGCTTGCCCGATTGCGCCAGCGAGTCGCCGAAGGCTTGCAAACTGGGAGTCGAGCTTACACCTTAACGGAGCGGCAGAGTTTCTAGCTACCTGCGCTAGAATGCTTCGTCTAGGCTTACCGCTCCGCCAGCAGCAGTCATCTCAAGGCTTGGAACACCTGTGCGCTTGGTGTACTTTCTCTTGAGTCTTTGCGGCATCCTGTTTTCCTCTTCTTCGCTTACGGGTGGCAGCGGTGCAGGCTCATGGAGGCGCTCACGAACAGCCTCAAGGTCCAATTCCTGCTCGATTGTGATGCTTTCTTGGATTTCCAGCGGCGTTACGATGGTCGTCTCAGTCGAGACTGGCGGCAACTCTTTCGGCTTAATATCGACCGTGAATTCGGCAGGAAGAGCATCCATTCCGTACAGTTTCAGGCTGATTTTTATCTCGCCTGAGTATCCTTGACCATACGAATCAGCCTCTCGCAAATCGCATGAAGTCTGTAGTTTGCGCTTGATTTGCGCTAAAATGTCTTCGATCACTTCGCTGCCGCTCAAACCCTCAATCATTACATCTGCCATTAGAACTCTCCTTCGTCATGGTGATTTTTCTTCGTTTTACGTTTGCCGGTTTTCTTTCCTTCGCGCTCGTACCGTGCTTGCAAAGCCGCAAAAGCATCCAAAACCCTCTGATGCGGTGAGCACTCCTGCGCCGCCTCGATGTTCTGAATTGTTCGTCTGGAGATTTCTATTACCTCACTTAACCTCTTTTGACTCAACAGATTATCTGTCCGAAAGCGTCTCCACTCCGCCGCTCTCTGCTTCATTTCGATTGTAGGCGTAGGGTCTTTTTTATGCCGTCCCATGCTTGCATCCTTTCTCTTTAGTATGCGCTTTTCGATGCTTTGTCAAGTTCTTTCTCATGCGCCCTGTGTTCTCTTCCCAGTTTCCGTCTCGACTCCAAACAGTCTATGCAAAGCGTTTTATCTTCAAACGGGGGCCGATTACCGCAGTCTTGGCATAGGTTTATGCTCTTTAGCCTTATTTTCCTGCGGCGTAGACAGTCGGCTACGGTCGCTCGGCGTTCATCTGGAGTCTTCATTTTTTACTGGATTCCTTACCGCGCCGGTAGGCTTCGATTGTACGTCTCTTTGTATCTGGGGTAGGGCTTGCATCCCACAAATCTTGGATCGCCTCTGGCACTTCCGGCTCCGGCGCAAGAAACATGCGGCGCACATCTTGAATGGCCGCCTTATACGCTTCCGGTTTGGCTTGCTTGTGGGAAACGGTTTCTTTGAGTTTTTGAAGTTCTTCATCCATCCAGCGAAGAGCCGCTTCGACGCCTATATTTACGGTCTGAGCATCGTATCCGTGAGTCGCCTCACGAACCGCATTCGACATTCCTTCAGGTACTTCGATTTTTTTGCTCATCTCGTTATCCCCCTCCTAGCGCGTACCAGAGCCTCAGCAATAGCGTCAAGAGATACCTCATAGAGACTATTAGCAAGCTCTTCTTCAATAATTTCGGCGATTTCGGTGGTGTACCACCTGCTATTCCGGGCGTGTATAAGTTCATGGACAAGTATAACTTCGTAATCTGCGTTAAAATGCCGAAGTCCTGCCATTGTTCGGTGTTCTGGATGTCTGATGCCGATAGAATATAGCTGCGCTAAAGATAAATCGTCAAAATATCCTAGTTTCTCGTGACGCTCATCCCTGTTAAGCCAACGGATTTCAATATCAACATCATCTAAGCGCAACTCTCTCTGCCAGTGCTTGAGATCGGCCTGTAGTTGCTCCATGATCTGCTCTGGAGTCTTTGGTTGAATGGTTTCCTTTGGTTTACTCTTCACATTTTCTCCTGTCCCGCTGCTTTTTCTGCCTCAATCTCCAACCTCTGCATCGCTTCCCACTCCTTTTCCGCTTCCTGAGCCTTCTGGTTAAATTCCTCTGCGCTCAGAGCGCCAGGAAAGTTTGGATCGAAATGATTCCATAGCGGCCATCCGCCGTTACCGTGAGATAGAAACGGATTGCACTGGCAGTTCTCGCTCAACTCATGGGAATCGGTCATCATCCACTCGCCTTTGCTCAGGACTACAGGCATTACGTGGTAGGCGATGAACCTTCCGTCTTCGTCACGAACGTCGATCACGCCCCATTTTTCAGTCATTATCCTTAGCCTTAAGCAAACCGTATGCTCCAGCTTGCAGCCAGAACTTGAACGCCTCTACCAACCACAGAGAATCCCTCAATTCAAGATCGTTGTCGAGAGAGCCATGCGTTGCATCCTCTACTCCCTCCTTAAGCCGATAGATGACCAGCACTTGATCTATATCATCGGCTTTTGAGGCTAGAGTTGCGGCGAGGTCTACGATCTTTTCGATCTTCTCACTTTGCATTTTCCGCTTCTTTCGCTAAATCCGCCTTCAACTCGGCCCACAAAGGCTCCATGTTTATCCTCTGCTTGCCGGGATACCAGCACGATGGTCCCTGCGCCTTGAGGACGGCGTTAAGAGCGTCTACAGCGGCTCCTACTTCGTCTGAAAGTTCTCCTTCATCGGCAAGATCATCTGACCATGTTTCGCAATCAATAGGATGCAGGTAACGAGGTTCGCAGAGGACTAGACGTGATTCAGGTTCATAGCCGTTCTTTTGTGCATCCTCCCAAACGTCGAAGAGATGTTCAAGAACGTCCTCACGATCCCAAAAGTAATTGTCGCTCTTGTAGTCACAGACTGGCGTTACTTCGTCCCAATCGGCCACAGGGAGCGCGTAATACTTATCGCAGTCTATTTTCGCTTGGCAGGAATTGCAACGCACACGACCATGCTCAAATATGTTCCCGCACTCGCATTTTTGGTGCGTACAGCCTGACCACCTAGCGCCATGCTCGCTGCTTGCGTGGTTTCCAGGATAGAAGTGTCCCAAGCGCGATAACCACCCCGGCATATCTACACGAGTAGCCGCTTCAGGGCTGTCATACATCACTATCTTTTCGTCTGTCATCTGGTCCTCTCCCTTTCTTGAGATTCTCCACAGTCTTTTCTACGGCCTCATTTACCGCGTCATAGCAATTGCCGCATACGTTTTCTTGATAATACCCATCATCTTCCATATAGGTAAATGACAAAGTTGCAGATTTTGGAATCCATCCTGCGCGACGACTACGCTCCATCGGAACCTCAAACGTTTCCCCGCAGATACCGCACTTCTCTCTTGTGAATGGATCGCTCATTTTTCCTCCACTACTGCTTTGTATTCCGTTATCCTGTACATCCATCGCCAACCTTTGTAGGTTTCAAGACGCTTTTCACCTGATTCCTTGCGCTTGTAGACTTGGTAAGGACTACTCACTCGCCACGTCTTCCCGCCGTCAAGAGACTCCTCTAGTATCCAAATAGGAGGCATCATATACCATCAAAGATTGAAGGAAGTGGCTTGCCATCCTTCATACGCTTATACCACTCCGTCTTTTGCACTTGAAGGAACTCTTTGAACGTGCAGTCCCATGCATCGGCAAAGGCTCTATAGTCAATCATTCTCTGCTGGCTCCGCGTTATCTTCGGCGGCTTAGGACTCTCTAAACGCATAGCTTGCTTTCCTATTATCGTGACGGTAAACAGAGGATCGCCGCCTGTTATCTCACTGGTTTTGTGCTCTGTCATGTAGCCCATCTCTACTAATGGACGACATTCCTCAGCGCCGCCAACGTAGTGATTGCGATACTGCTCACCAAGGCCATATTTATCCACGCCTAGCGAGTGCTGGAGGATACTTAGTTGCTCTGGAGTCATTAGAACGGCACCTCAAGCACCTTTTCCGGCATCGGATTCCCGCAGTATACGCAATAAAATCCTTTGCGAACAGGATCATACTCGTACTTATGCAAACAAATCTTTTCCATTTACTCCCTCTCTTTCCAATTCCCAACTATCGTCTCCGCACTCAGAGGTTTGCTTGTTACACTTATTGAAGATTTATGGACTCGGCATCCTAGACTACGGAATATAACCATCTGGCCCTCAAGTAAGACAGGTTTTCCGTTGCCTGTGCAGCAGCATATAGGCTCTCGCGTCCACACGTAATCTTTCAGTTCGTCCGCGTCCATTGGTTAATCCTTTTTTTGTCCGCTATGCTCGTACATCCATACGATGTGAGGATACCGATCTTCTTTGATGTTGATGTGTGGGCAGACGAAATGCTTGTGAATGTTCCTGTTGACTACTGTCGTCTTATACTTCACTGGGTACCGTTCAAGGAACCATTTCGGAGCATATTCCTGTTTCACAAAATCCCATGGCGTTGCAGGAAAGTCAATCGACTCAGGCTCAATTCTGTCTATCTTATGGCCGTCAAGAATCCACGTATTCACCGTCATCGCAACTTCATCGACAGAGTACGATAGCTCTTGGATGCGTAACTTTGCGTTCTCTCCTATCGGCGGGTAATTCTGCTTGATTGTGGTCCAAAAAGCAAGTTGTAGCTGCTCAAGAATAGCTTTGTTTGGGTTAAACGCATCGTTGGTTACAGGGTACGCCATTCTGCCTCCTACAGCAAATCCTTCATCACCTTTTTCGGAAGATCGTCAATCTCAATCTGTGGAACGTCTGGAGCAAACACAAGACGCTTCACATATGTTCCTTTGACGTAGGCGTTCCACGACATGACTGTGTAATAGTAAGTCGCAGAGTTGGTCAATCGTGTCGATACTTCCTTTTGTGCAGCAATAAGCCTATTGCGAAGAATATAGACTGGATTATCCTCTGTCAACTCTAGTCCAGATTGAAACCGATTGAAAAACTCATCCGCTTTCTTTTCGTCTACAAGAGAGAAAAGATAATGCAATCCAATCGCCATACCTGCGCTAATCAATAAGCCGCCAGGACGATTCTTAAGTAAACCGTAGAACTTGACCGAACTCCTGATTTTAGGATTCTTATCAAGAGTTGCCTGCAAGAGTTGTTTCGTGCATACCTGTCCTCTTCTCAAGTCCTTATGCTCGATCTCGCCCCTAACATAGAGCCAGAGGAATCGCAATCCTGCCGAAAGAAGATTAGGGTTGGCTTCTCCCCTGATGTGCAGTACATCGGCCATTGAGCGGGTGTTACAATCATCAATGGTGTCGAAATACTCGTCAGGTACACCCCATGTGATCGTTGTCTCAAATGACTTATTAGAGCGGACACATGCGGTCAAACGGTGTTGACCATCCAAAAGCTGTCCACTCTTCCCGAACACTAACCCTTTTCCGTTGTCCACCCATTTCCCGTCCCGCATCATTTGGCTGTATTTAAGCACAGCATTTTCAGAAATTGGACGATTCTTACTGCGCTTGGTGTCTAGCCATAGACGCGCTTCTTCTGGTGTTACTGTCGTGTGTTTGGTGTACATATTTCCCTCTCCCTGTGTTTCAGTTTCCTATCCTTCCCGGTGGATAGGTTTTTGCCAAGTATTGATTGAATCGTTTCCTTGACATTTTGACTGCTTTTGCGTATTCTTCTTGTTGATCCTGTGTGACCATAATTTTTCCATCGTTACCGCGAGGCACATGTTGCATATAGAATTTTGTTCCTCCCTCGTGCGCGTTTCTAACTCCAGGTTGATGAACATAAACCTTGTAACTCTTGTCGCTAGGCTCAATCTCCACGGTAGAACTGTAATCCGCATCCTCTGGCGCTTCAGCGGACTCATGGACGAGTCGAAGCATGTCTTCCCAATGCAGCGACCCGCAATAAGAGCAAACGCGATCCCCGTTTGATTTGAATTTATTCCAGTGATCTGGTCCGGGAAAGGAAGCACCGACAAAACTCTCATCACGGCGACGGCAGTAGAATGGCTCAGGAAGCGTGTCTACGAGCGTATGGAAGGCTGGCTGTTCTTCTATGATGCCATCGCATCCTTCGGTCCTACAGGGCGCTCCTAGCACGTCCTCTGAACGACTGGTGAGGCATTTCTTACAGTGTAGGTACATTGTTTGACTCCTTGAACTTTCTTCCTGCGGCCTCTACCAGTTCATCCACTTGCCGCTCTCGTTCTATGCGCTCTTCTTCTGTTTCAGGGTGCAAACCTAAACGTGTCGGGATATTAAGACGAGCTTCAATGGCCTCCAAGCGCCTGATTACCATCATTTGAAAATCTTCTGTTCCGTACATCACGCCTCCCAATCAAAGCATTCCTGTTGCAACCTGTGAACCGCATCGGCGCAATACTTCTCTTCGCGCTCCACGCAAATACAACTAAGTCCTACAGCCTTGCAGCACACCGCTGTAGTACCAACTCCAGCGTAAGGATCAAGAACGCTCCTAACGTCACTGGGAACTTGCGTGAGACACCATGAAAACAAATTTCGCGGCTTCTGAGTCGGATGCATTCGATACTCTGGATTCTCTTTCAGCATTCCGTTCCACATGTAGTGGAAAATCCTCACCGCTTTGTCCAGATTCGTCCATGCCAACTCACAGTCTGCAAAATCATTTGCCCCGTTCACCTTATCCCAAACCAGCCAGCACTTTGAAGGCGGAAGGACAAAATAGTTACCGCCAAAGATGATTTGGTACTTCGTCAAGTCCCTCAAGCGAATCAGATCAAAGTCCGATGGTGGTTCATCATCCCAATCACTCGTTCCGTAATCCTTGGCGACCGCTAGTTTTGTTCGGCTCTTGTTCTTTCCCTTCGCCTCTCCGATCCCGTACGGGCAATCGGTTAAAAGCAAATCCGCTTTCAGTAGTTCAATTGGAACATCTCTCCAATCCGCGTGATATATTAAAATTCCCTTTTCGCTGTAGTATGGCTTCACACAGAGACTCTCTCATACGGCGCAGGAATATGTCAAGTTTATTCTGCGCTTTCCTTTGCCTCCGCAGCCCGCTGCTCGGCTGCTACCGCGTCCAGGTTAGCCGCGCTGGGCAGGACTGCGGCCTTCATCATGCGGTCATTGTCTGCCGCAAGCCGGTCGCAGAAGTCAGGGTCTTCGTCTGCGACCTCCTGCATCAGGTCTGTCAGAGAGTCCAGTACTTTGTCCATCTTGGCCAGCACCTCGGCCTTGTGCGCACGGTGCCATGCGCGGGCTTCTTTCGCTGTTGCTGGTTCATCCATATTCTGACCGCAGCGGCAACCATAGCGGGCAGTATAAGGGTAGAACGAATCGCCACTGGGAACCCAGTCATATTTCAGCGCGTGCCCTTTGAGTCTGCTACTTTTCATGGCTCCCTTTCTTGTTTCGGGCTATGCCAGCAATCGCCGCCCGCTTGAGGGCAGTACCATCCGCCGGGAGATTCGGCCTTCCACGCAAAGCGGGGAAATCCCTGTGGTGTCCTCTGGCGAGTGATCTTCTGATCGCAGTAAGCGCAAATCTCTACTTTAGGCTTTTTGCTCATGGCTCCCTTTCTTCGCTGCGATTTGCCATTTCTCAATTACCTTGTCCCAGTCGATCTGCTCCGCTCTCAACTCTGAGCAGCCGATCTCTAGTATGCGAGCGAACTGTCTCTGAATATGCGCCAACCTCAACCCTTGAGGGTCGAAATTGAGTGGCAAAGAAAAAACTATTCCTTGGTCGCCGTCCGCTTGGAAGAAGTTGCAGACTACACAGGGAGCGCAGAAGCCCTGACGCGCACGTTTGAATGGGCGAGCGGAGAGCTTAGTGCTATCAGATGCCTCGCATTCATCTCCACATCTTTGGCACTTAGTTCTCATTGCCTTGCCCTTTCTTCTCGGCCTCGATGCGCCGCGCCAGCGGGAACAATCTTGCGTAGTAACCGACCAATAGCTGTTCGCCATCCCGCAGTTGTTATACTCGATGGTCACACCCATCCACTTGCTCTCGACGTACTCCCGCTCCTGCGCTGCTGTCAGTTCACTCATGGGGTGCCTCCGATTTCATTTCTACATACTGCTCCGCGTTTGCGATTGCGCTTTCGTAGGATAAGCCTTGCCCAATGACACATCCACGCCAATCCTCAATCACATAGCGGGGAAAGCGGTTCGCCTTTTCGAGCGCATAGGTTCCCGCACCAAACTTTTCCTGCGCCAATTCGATTGCTTCCTGCGCTGTCAACTCAGGCATGGGGCGCCTCCGGTTTCTTTTGCGCGGGAACTACTGTTTCAAGCGCAATCCGAAGCGATTCGATCTTGCGGTTGGCGTAACGAATATCTTGTTCCGCGTCTGCCACGCGCTTTAATTCTTTGGTTAAGGATGCGCGGAGCAGAAGGACGGGATCGGTAATCGCTGTCAGTTCTTTCTCTGACCACCAAAAAGAACCGCCGCCGCCAAGATGAAACGGCTCAGCGCATGGCTCCATCTTTGTTCCGCCCGTGTAATAGATGTGGTATCGGAAGCAGGTCAATTCCTCTACCCAGATGCCCTCTTCGACACATACCAGCATATCTCCGTGGAAACAGAAATCCCCTTTTTTGAAGAGAGGTTCCGCGCTCACCTTCTCTGCTACTTTAGGGATTATTGCCCCATCCTTCGCTTTCGTTTTCTTAACTGCCATCACTCCCCCTTTTCTCCTGCCCCTAGCGCCAATTGATTGCTCTTGAAATGCTGGAAAAATGTCTCTCCATTCGGCGCAACCGCATACGGCAGGAACACTTCGGCGATCTCGGCCTGTTGAGCTTCCACAAGGGCCATCTGCGCCTCTACCCAGTCCTTGACGATGCGCCATGCAATACGTTCGCATTGAGGAATATCCCGCCAGATTCCGCTTCTCTGACTGCCTTTCTTGAGTGCGGCGCTCACACCCTGCACGTTGCAGGGAAGCCGGAAGTGGACGGTGTTCTTGCCGATATTCAGGCCGAATATGACCGCTGTCGCCTTGCCGCTCTGATAATCAACTGAAACATGGCAAGCACCTTTAGCCCCAAGAATCTCTTGAATCTGCGAGACTGTTTTGGCGCTTGCTACCTTGGTTGTGTAATTAAGAAGCATCACTCCCCCTTTTCCCCCGGTCCCGGCTGGCACTGCTTGCCATACTCCGGTTTGTCGTACCCATCCATCTTGTAGTCCACAATCACCTTTACCTGAGTTCCGATAGGAAGGTAACTAAGATTATATTTCTCACGAATCTCCATCGCCGCTGCATCAGCACCGTCAGTGCGAGGAATACCGTCTAGTTGCGTCCTAGCCTCATCCCAAGCCATTTCAGTAAGATGATTGCCGATGATCGTGTGTAGATCGTGGAATACCTGTGGACTGACACGCCATGTTACTTCGTCTGGCATTCCTGCTCCCATTTACCAGTTTCCTTATCGCGCCGAAGGATGGAAATCAATTCATCAGGTTCCCCATCTTCTCCTATTCTCATCAAAGCCGCTACTGTCTCATCCGATGCCTGTCCGTAGTCCGCTCCTATGCAATAGCGACCTGCTTTTGGAACAGTGAATATCATCGGCGTCTCTTGCAATACAAGGTTAGGTGGTTCTGGTTCCATGCGCTTATACTCTACGGGGCGGCGCTGGTATGCAGATTCGTCGTTAGTTGCGGTGAAAGGCTTCGATGGATAGGCGGTAGTGGTCTGTCCTGTTCGCATCTCTTCCCACGGCCCCCAAGGATCATTTGGATTTCTTCGTCTTGCTTCAATAATCCAGATAGATTTGCTCATTTCCCCTCCCTCGCCCTTCGTCTCCGCTCCTGAGCGCAACCCGGACAGCCAGTAATCGGATCGCATAAGCCGTCAGGAGTATTGTGAGCCATCATATAGCATCCCTCTTCTAATTCCTCGCCCGTCTCAGGATTGTATTCAGGCTCCTTCGGCGCTCCATAATCCTTGCTGTCCAAATCGCACCTTTCCCAACCCGCTTTGATGTCCATCCGCTGCCTATAATCAGTAGGCATAAATCGCGGACTCCCGAAAACATCCCATTCAAGAATAGTCCCTGTTTCTTTCGCAATCTTTTTCGCCACTTCCACACGATTCCCGATAGCGTCAATATCGGGCGGATACATCGTCCATCCCGGATACTTTTTGACGTGAGCAATCATATCCTCTAGCGTTTTAGGATTCATTTCATACCCCTCTTTAATTCCGCCAGCGCCGCCTGTAAACGTCCAACCGTGCGAGCTACGACAGCGCAAAGTCCACATTCGTCGCCATGCTGACAAAATTCTCCTTGCGTCGAAATCTCTTCTTCAAGAAGCCGAATTTCTTCAATCCTCCCCCGCGTAAATTCCGCCGCTAATTTCCATACTACCTTCTCTTTCCCAAAATCCATTTGCCATCTCTTGAAAGGATTGTCGCACCACTTCGCATCTTTTTCGTTGAGGAATAAGGCGACATTAAATTGGTCAGTCCCATAGGAATCAAGGTCGCGTACCCACGACCTCACATGCTCCCAATTCTCCCGAACAAACTTCTCGTCAGCGCCCATCATTGGAACCTCTCTCGATAGGCTGCAAGCGCCTTATCAGCATCTTCCAAAGCCTTCGACAGAGACCACTCCTGCCCGATTCTGGCTTGCAGTGTCTCATTCCAAACGCCTCTCTCTTGGTCCAAGTCGTCACGGCGAAATTGCTCCACTCGCTGACGATCTTCCTGTTGACGATAGCGTTCGTTGTCAGCATTATCTTTTTCCTGTGCATCTTTTGAAACGAATATCACTCGCATCAGATTCCTCTCCTATCTTTCCCACAGACGCGGCAGATGCCATCTTCGTTTAATCGCTCATGCTGGCACTCCCTACGCCCTCCTACGCGCCCACAGCCCTCGCATGGATGCGTAACGTGCTTCAGGCACCCCGGATGGCTACAAGGCACCCCATCGCGCAATAGCTGTCGGCGCTGTATATTGATTTCGTTCCCCGGAAAGTCTGGTGGAAAAATTATCCTATCCATCATACGCACCCCACGGGAACCGGCAAATCAGCCAACGTTATCCTCTGACATTCCAAGGCAACTCTCATAGCCGTTTTAAGGCTGCAAGTTCCCGCTTTCTCGAAAATCGCAGCATCAGAAAGCAATGAACATATTTCATCGTCCTGCGCCTTGAATCTAAGGCCATCGTATTCAAAAATAGTTCCGCGCATTATTTTCTCCCGCCGCACCACCACTCACCCATCGTGCTGCAATCTATCGCCCCACATGCACGGCATTGGCGATCTCTATTTCCGGTGTCCACGAAGTCATGCTCGTTGAACTGCCCTGTACCGCCGCACCTATGGCAATGAACCTTTCCCATGCCACCTAATGCTAATGTCGAAATTCCCACCGAACGAGCCTTGAGCACAATCGTTACTTGCCCAGTCCCATCGCAACTCTCGCACTTCACTGTGCTCATCCCTTGACTCCTAAAATCGTCTGACAATAATGAATATCAACTTTATCCAGTTGCCGGTAAATATCCATCACATCCATTTCCGGGTAGGCGAAGGTGTGAATTAACCTCACAATTTCAGGAATCGCCTCCGAAACGTGGCCTGTGATTGTATTGCGGTACGACCAATTTTCCGGCGACAAATAAAACAGCGTCTCCCCCGGCGTAATAACCCCGCCCGCACATCTCCACCCACCCAAAGGCGGCAGGACGTAAATCTTCCGCGCAGCCTCAGCCGCCAAAGCGCCGCCCAATAATCCGAAAAATCCGCGCCGTGAAATCATATATTCCTCTGTAGAACGAAAATCCCTTCATACCCATCCATAGCTTTAATAGTTCCGCACTCGCCAAGCACTCTACGCACTATCTCTTGATCCACAAATACGCCAGCTACAGACGCTAAAGACTGGCTTCGCAGCTTTGTACTCACTATGTAATCTTCCAGTGGTTCCACCCAGTACAGCACATCGCCAACAGAACAATAATCCAGTTCGCCGCGCCAGATATTTGCGGTGATATATTGATTAGCGACGCTCATTTCATCTCCCTTCAAAGTGAATTTAGCGACATGAAAAACATAACAAACCAGAAAATAACGAAAAGCACTCCAACTGCGCAAAGCACGATCACTCCTGCGGCTACTATTATTGCTTGCGCCAACTCCCCAAACACCCCACAAGCAGCCAAGATTATAGCCAAGACTGCTATTAACGCAAAGAATTTCATCTCTATACCCCTCTCCCACAACTAAAGCAGACCAATTCCTTCCCCTTCATCCGCTTCCCCGTAGACCCGCACACGCATCTCCACTCCGGCGCAGGATGCCCCGCCATCGGCCTAGAAACCGTCACCTTGCACCCCGTAGTTCCTACCGCGTCCGTCTCTATCGGATTCTCCAAAGGCCGCGCAGGAACCCGCTTGTTTAATTCCCATCCTTGCGCTTTACGCTCTTCCGTCAATTCCGGTGCGCGAACAAACTCTACCGCTTCACCGCCAGCATCCCGTATCTTCCCTCTTTCAAGGGCGGCTTTATCAGCTTTAATATCGCCTTTCCCGTTTCCTCTGCCTGCTCTCGGTGCTCCGTCCCTACCACCCAGCAATTCCCCGCCAACCTTGCCGCCGCCCGAATTCCCCGGTTCCACCCGTCCCGCCGAATTTCCAGCTTCAACGCCGCCATTTGCTCCTGATATACTTTCAATTCCCGGTTTGCCATTTATTTCCCCTCCCATTAAATTCCACTTCCGACTCCGACATTTACTCGACGCGCACTGAACCGGATTTATTCCCTCCGTCCTCAGCCACTCAAATCCGCAAACATCGCAATGCCACGATTTCCGTTCAACTACACTCATAATGATGCAACTATACTCACACCGCATTTCCGTTGTCAATAGCAAAACCAAAATTATTTTCTTGCGCTCCCCTTTTTTCTTTTTCCAAATTTCCTATTTTTTTATTTCATTTTCCTGCGCCTACCGATTTTCCTTGTTTTAACCACAACCCTCCAAGCCGTAAGTCGTCTTCGAGCCGTGCGCTATCGTGGACAACTCCTAGCCTAGCAAGTGGACTGCCATACAGGTACAACTAGCCTATTATCCCGCGAATAATGCCATTACCGGCAGTGGTTACCTGCCTATAATCCCCATTGCGTAGATTAAGCAAGGCGCTAGATCGGCGCTATATCTCCATCCTGCCCATAATCCCCTATAAATGCCTGTATTTGCCCATTATCCCCCGTTTACGGTCCCTGTAGGCCGTCTATCGGTCCCTGCGCGTCCATTGCCGCGTGTACGTCCGTTTATATGCGCCTTGATTCTTTGATAGCGCTTAGACGAATGGCGAGCGAGCTAAAAGGCGTCACTCCATCGGGAATAATCGAACGGTGGAACTGCGTACAAACGTCAAGGCGAGCGGTAATGATTATTTGCTTTGCCGGTCCCTTGACGCTGTGAGCGGTGAGCAAGGGGTGAGCGTACCCCGCAAAGCGCAGGGGTATCCCCTGCCGTGCTCCACCGTGTACCGTGTACTAATCTGAGAGTCTGTATTATCCTTGCGCGTTATGGGTTTTCAGGGATACCCCCATAGGGTATAAACCGATACCCCCGCCCCCTATGGCATAGTTAAACCGTTTAGAATCAATACTCCTATTGCTTAAATGGTAACCTTTTAAGATTCCAAACAAATATCCTGTAAGTTACTGTATTTATTGCCTTTAGATACCTGTTTTCAAGTGTCATTGTTACCATATAGTACATACCCCGCGCTGCGATTTGCTGCCGTTTTAAGGCGTTCGGCGTGAAAAGTGACACTCCCCTATCATCCGGGCGTTAAACGTTCGCTCTAGGGCAAATGTGCAATTTTCGCCTTTTCAACTCCCCTATTGACTAATGAGTAATATTCGCTTTGATTCCTGTTGCCTATATGGTAACGGTCCCCCGCGTATCGCGGGATAGTCCCCGCTGATACTCCGCTATATATAATGATGCGTCACTCTTGATTGTCTTTAATCCTTGCGCGATATAGGCGAGTGTGGCAAGTGTACAGCGTGCATCTAAACGTATGATACTAAAGATGTAGATAAATAATCCTATTCCATTCATTTTATTCTTGACAATGGAATAGTAACGGGTGTAAACGTGTATATGTAAGATTGAATTCAATACGAAAGGGGATTACATGAGCGTTAACCCGTCACAATTGCAAGCCATTCTCACCGCAGCTATTCCTGCCCGTTTGCCTTTACTCATTACAGGGATGCCCGGTATCGGCAAGACTGATACCGTTGAATCCGTCACCGCGTCACTGTCCAATGACCTCATCTTGGAACACCCGGCAGTGGGTGACCCTACAGACTTTAAAGGTCTCCCATGGGGTAATCAAGGTGCAACGGAAGCAACTTTCCTGCCGTTCGGGAACTTTGCCCGTGCATTGAAAGCAACCAAACCCACTGTCTGGTTTTTCGATGACTTGGGGCAAGCTCCCCCGTCTGTGCAGGCCGCATGTATGCAACTATTCCTTGCCCGCCGGGTCAACGGCCATGTACTCCCGGACTGCGTTACTTTCCTTGCGGCCACTAATCGGCGCATTGACCGCGCGGGAGTATCGGGCATTCTAGAGCCGGTAAAATCCCGTTTCGTGTCCATTGTCGAATTGGAACCCGATATTGACTCGTGGTGCAACTGGGCATTCTCGCACGGTATCCCCGCTACCCTGATAGCTTTCCTACGTTTCAGGCCGGAATTGCTTTGCAAGTTTGAAGCGACGGCAGACCTTACAAACTCTCCAGTTCCCCGTACATGGGCGCATCTTGCTAAGATTGAGTCTCTTTCCTTGCCCGCTGTGATTGAATCCGCCGTGATGGCGGGGAGTGTAGGGGAAGGAGCAGCGCTTGAATACCTTGCTTTCCGGTCAATGGTGAAGAGTCTGGTAAACCTTGACGCCATTCTCATGAATCCCGATAAGGCTACAATTCCGAGCAAGCCCAGTGAATTGTACGCGGTCTCAGTTGGACTCGCTGCCCGCGCTAACGATCAGAATTTTGCCCGCATTGTGACCTATGCGAATAGGCTCTACACTGAAGCGGGCAAGGGCGAATTCGCCGTTCTCCTCATCCGTGACGCAATTCGCCGTGACGAAAAGATTCAATACACTGATTCCTTTGTTCGCTTGAATTCTGGTCCCTTGGGCCAGCTTATTTCAGGCCGTTCATAGTCCTATCGCCGTTACCGGACCGTATGCCGGAATTCACTTGGGAGAGTGAGAAAATGACCGCTTCAGATTTGCATACAAGGGCAATGCTAGTCTCTCTGAGAATCAGCGCATGGAGTGCTCGCAAGTATGACCGCAAGGTTTCACAAGAGACCGCTGCGGCACACAATACCACTCTTGACGCTGGACGCTACAATAAACACCTATTGCCGGGTGATTGTCCAGCGTACAAGGCGTTAACGGGTCACATTGCGGATTTGAGAGTCAAGCATTACGCGCAAACTCTTGCATGGTCCGATGACGGATGGAGATTACTCCCCGTCAAGAATTATCAGGCATATACCGATATGGTGCGCAAAATGTTCCATGATGCCGATTCTTTGCTCGCCGATTTTATCGCCGATTACCCGGCTTATCGTGAGCAAGCAAGGGAAGTCTTGAATGGCATGTTTCAAGAGACCGATTATCCCTCAGACATCGCTGGACGTTACTCTTGGGGAGTGGAATACAATCCCGTTCCCGCAGGGACCGACTTTCGAGTGACTATTGCGGCGGAGGAGATTAACGCTATCGCGGCACGGACTGAACAGCGGGTCACGGAAGCATTCAAAGACGCTCAGCAGGATGCCGTCAGACGTTTGGCCGATTGTCTCTCACGGATTCACGAACGTTTGGCGCAGCCAGAAGCTATCTTCCGTGATTCGCTAATAGGTAACGCACGGGAATTGTGCGATGTGTTGACCCGCTTGAATCTCACGGATGACTCGACACTTGAATCCTTGCGCAGGCAGACTGAGATACTTGCGGCAAGTGATCCTCAAACGTTGCGCGATAATCCCGATGTGCGCGTTAGCACGGCGAATGAGGCGCAGGCAATTCTTGACGCGATGACGGCCACTTATGGCAAGGGCATTTTTGCCTAGTAACCCTGCCCATGGGCTCATGGGCAAACGGGGAAGGGTATCAGGCACTAATCGTGCTGGCGAGATACCGGAAGGGGATTACATGAATGCACAGAGCAAAATGACCGCAGCGCGCACTAGCCTAGTACTAGAGCAGCCATTTTTTGGTACGCTCGCCTTATCGCTTAAAATGCAAGCGGATGACACTTGCGAGACCGCATGGGTCAATGGCCGTACACTGGGGTACAATCCTACATTCATTGAATCCTTGCCGCATGAGCAGATTACCGCTCTAGTTGCGCATGAGGTGATGCATTGCGCAATGGGTCATCCGTTTAGACGTGATGGACGTGAGCCTAAACCGTGGAACGTTGCCTGCGATAAGGCTATCAATTCAGAACTGAGAGAATCCGGCTTCACTTTGCCCGAAGGTGCTTTGTATCCTTCGGACTCTGAAAAGGGCAAGTCTGCGGAATGGCATTACTCGCACGCGCAACAGGATGATAACCCGGACCCGAACGGGCAGGGCAATGGGCAAGGGAATACAGCGGGTCAAGGTCCAAGTGTCCCGGACCCATTAGGGGAAGTTCGGGATGCCCCTACGGGTCCCGATAGTGACGGGGAACCCGCTCCAACTGAGCAGGAATGGAAACAAAGAGCAGCCAGCGCTTTACAGCAGGCAAAGATGCAAGGCACATTGCCCGCTGGCCTTGCGCGTCAAGTGTCGCAAGCATTACGGCCTAAGTTGGACGTTAGGTCTCTGTTACTCCGATTTTTCTCCGAGCGTAGCACGGGCGATTATTCATGGACTCGCCCAAACTCGCGGTATCTTTCACAAGGTCTCTATCTTCCCGCGCTGGAATCTAAAGCCCTGGGCGAGATCGCAATCATGGTAGACACTTCGGGCAGTGTGGATGAGGTAAGTTTATCCTATGCGCGGTCTATCGTTGAATCGGTAATCGATGAGTGCAATCCCGCTGCGGTCACGGTCTATTACTTTGATTCCGAGATTGCAAGTATTGACCGATTTGAGCGCGGGGATTCTTTGACGTGGAAACCTCAAGGCGGAGGTGGAACGTCTTTTATCCCCGCTCTTGAGGCGATAGAGTTAGACGGGCAAGCGGTCTGCGCGGTCTGTATCAGTGACCTTGACGGTACTTTCCCCGATATTCCCCCGTCTATTCCTGTTCTATGGCTTTCAACTGTTGAAGACGCAACTGCCCCGTTTGGTGAGGTGGTTTACGTTGACCGATGACACTTCGGGGGATGGTTAGGTATCACATCCCCCTTAACAATCGTTCCTGGGGCATCCTACGGGGCAGGAATGAGCGATTTAACGCAAGCATACGCAAGCATGGAAGGCGGGAGTATGAAATACGGCCACACACTAACCTGCATCTGCCGCGATTGCACTACAGAAAGACTCAACCGCTGCGTGCGTATCATGCTTTCTTCGATTGACAATGCTGTCCATGCTACGCGCAGGGTATCGGATGAGGCAATCGGTGCAACAGTTAAACCGCGTGTTCGATTAGCCGCACACTACGCACTAAAACTGTTATCGAAGTCTTGACGCGGCAATTGATAGGAACCCAAACCAAACACGGAGGAATAGCTTTATGGAATACGGAATTTTGGTAGTTGAGAGCGAGTCCGGCGAGTACCAGATTATCGGTCCCGTTGACTCTGTGGCCGAAGCGAAAGAGATCGCACAGAATTACACGGTACACGGTCCCGATTCTGACTGCTTAGCTCCTGATCGCTTTGTCATTGTCCGGCGCGGGGAATGGGGCTATTACACGCGCAGAGAACTCTTGTACTAATCCTTGCGCTCACCGGCAATTGATAGGCAACCAAACACGTTTATGGGAGATTGAAAATGGCGACAATGACACGCGGATTTGACGTTATGGGAGATCGGTACAGATACGACTTCCGAAAATGCACGTCTAGGGATGGATGGGCGCAACTGGACACGCGGCAGGATGCGTCTTACTTTGGCAACTGGATTAACCCGCTCACGCTCAAGCTAATGAGTTATTGCGAAGGCGATACAACCTTGACCGATTGCACAGACGAAGCCGATTTTATCGCCACTGTGCGCGAGTGCATCCGCTGGCATAGTGAGGCCGGTTATTTCATCGGGATAGATGGGATGTGTGAACCGGAAATTATCGAAGCATTCACGCGCATGGGCCTGTCAGAATTCTTGCATTGATAGCGGTATAACGAATTGAGAGGAGAAACGGAAAATGATTCACGGCAAGCTGTACAAAACACGATTCACTGAAATAGGTTTCACGTTGAATTCGCCTGGAGACTGGCGATTCGTTGACCTGTCCGACGCGCAGGATGGAAACAAAGATAACATGCACTGTATCGGCGCGTCCTATCCGACACGGGAGCAACTACTCCTAAACGTGGAACGGTACGCGGCGGAGTATGGCTGTGAAGGCGCAAGTAAGCCGAACGTGCAAACTCCACCGGACGCGCTGCTTCACCAGATCGCACGGGATTACCTGGGAATCAAAACGCTTGACATGCGGAATTCAGACTCGCTCGACTTCTACAGTATCGCCGTGTGGAACCTGAAGACGGCGCTAGAGGCTGCATGGAAAGCTGGAGTGAGCACGGGATTCAAAGCGGGCAAGGAAAGCAACTAACCGGCTTTGATAGCGGTCCAACTCTTGTACTAATTGATAGGGGATCAAAATAATCCTTGCGCGTTACATTTTCCACTTGACAAGCGTTTGATAGACGTGCAAGGATTAGCAAGCATCAAGCAAGCAACACCGGGAGGATGTAAGCAATGATCGAATTGAACGGCAAGCATTACTCAAAGAATCTGGCAGAGTCCAAGAGGCTTGTACGAGAGGGTGGAGAGGCTTTTCTAGCAACTCACACTCACGGCGGATTCTACCGGACGCATACGAACGGGGTCCTATTGCTTGACAGGGACCGTGAACCGTTCGCCTATGCCGTGATCGACTCGCAGACCGGCACATGCTTTTTCGTGACCGCGCATAAGACAGAGCAGGGCATACGGTATATGTACTCTACGTGTGAGCACACGGAAAAGGCGCTGGGCATCCACGGCATGAAGTGTTCCGAGATTCACAGCATTGCCAAAGAGGTTATCAGGCAGAGCGGTATCCCGATGTACAGCAGATTCTATCGCACGGATGAGGTGGCGGCATGATTACCTACGTTTCTACTATTCCTGCGGGCGCTGTGGTTCGCCAGATCGACGGCAACCTGTACGCTCACACGAATTTGAAGCTAGACGTGCAACCGGGCCGCGTGACCGTCAAGGGCGGCATTGAAACCCGTATGATGCGCGTCCATGAGGTACATCCGACTAACGGCACAGCTACGGTGATTATCGGGCGGGCGGGAGATGCAATCGCAAATACAGTTAACCTGCCGTTCTCAGTAACCGCTTTACATGAGGTGGATGCGTGATGGGCAAGCATTACTCCACACACGATTATTGCCGTATCCTGCTCGCTCAAGTCATGGCGGATGTGCGAAAGAAGTACACGCCCGAAGAGATCAAGGCAGCATGGGCCTGGGAAACAAGCGGGGGAGTACGGCACACCTATGAATTCCACGGGCCGCATGGCGAGTACAGGCATAACCTGGGCAGCGCTTGCTGTATGTGGAGCGCAAGGGCTGAAGGATGGTCACAGATCATTCACGCTGGCGAAACTCTTGTACAGGAGTAACAATGCTCCACCATCCCGATAACGACCACTGGAACGAATGGCGAGAGGCCGTCAAGCGCACAGGATACACGCCGCAACTGGCTCACGCTGCTCATGCTTTGTTGGAAATGGAAAATTGGACTCCGCAAGAACTTGAGTCTTATTTCTTTAATCCTTGCCGCTGTTCGGCTAGTACGAATATCGCAGATGAGATTAACTACGGGACCGGAAGCCTCGACTTTAATGGATTCTGGGAATTCCCTTGCACTCACCGGGAACACACTGAAACCATTTGATAGGAGACAAACGAAATGAAAAGCGAACTCGAAGGGCGCTTGCAATTTGATGCTATTCAAGCCGCCGAAGACTTGACTGGGCTTGACTCGCATAAAACAGACCTTCCCGTATGGCTCGCCATAGGAATGATGCAGGCAAACGGCAAACGCAAGTCAGAACTCTTGACCGCTCAACTCGACAGCACGTTTTCTAGCAAACTCGATTATTACGAGAGAGTCCTAGCGGCTGAAGGATTCTCGAAGGTTTTCGAGATGGAGATTCCGAACGACCCAACACACGAAAAGGATTATCAGGATAAGTATTTCATTTACTGGCATCCTGACGGTCTGCTGCTCTCGTTTGATTCCTACTTTGGCGATTCCGTGAACGGCGGACACATCTACTTCAATTTCAAGCCGAACGACTGGAAACAGTTTTGCACGTTGAATATTCCGCTGAGCGGCGGCGGTGGAGTCTATGAGTCCCTCGATTGCCGTGAGGCTATCCGGTACTACCTTGGGAAAATGAGAGAGACCGGAACATTCCTGCCAGTATGGGAGAATCGGCCTTTCCTGTGGCTCTTGCACTACATGGACACCAAAGAAGAGGGCTACGACTACAAGGCGATTACCGCGTCACGGATCGCACAACTGCCGGAACACGTTCGCAACTCTATCACTCCCGCGTGAGGATCGCAATGAAAGTGTTTATAGTACGAGAGTTTCATCGTCCTTTCCTTGGCGGCAACCTCAATATGAGGCAACTGCTAAACCCGATTTTCTTCAGCCGGGAAGTGAAGCATCCCGACCGTAAGAGGCAACGCACTACCAGAATGCGCGACCTGATGCTATGGGGAGCGCGGAAACTCAAGAGGGCGATATGACGTGTCCACTGTGCAATGGAGATACATTCCTACGGCGCTTGCAGCCTCATCCTGGCGTCAAGGGCTGTATGGTGACCGTGACTAAGCCCTGCCCAAAATGCAAAGCGACAGGAAAAGTACCGGACTCAGGCAACCTATTTGCAACACTCGAAAAGGAGTTTACCAATGTTCATCAATCGTGACTGGCAAAGATCGGAAGAGGATGATTTTAAACTGAATGTCCTACCGCGTTTGGATTCCGGTACTGAGGCCGTGCCGTGTTTGTGTATTATCGACAAAACCGTTCGGAGTGAATCTGGCCAACCGATACTCAGCATTACTGGCTGGCACATTCAACCAAGAGGCGAATGAAAAAGATTTATCATTTTCCTCTTGACAATCATTTGTGAGATGTGAAAGTGTTGTATCAACGCTTGGGAGAGCGTTAAACCGAACTCAGAGAATTCTACAAATCTCCAGAGGATCGGAGAGCGTAGCGAAAAGGGAGAGGGAAAGATCATGGCAGTTGAATTTGCAAACGAAACAACGAAGCGGGCCTGTGCGCTCTACAGCGATTGGCCTGAGAACATCCTTATCGTGCCGGAACTGAATGGTCGGCATGAGCATACGGATGTGGAAACACTGGCAGCCGACATTGCCAAGAACGGGCAGCTTGTCCCGGTTATCTGCCGGAAAAACGATCAAGGCTTGCCGGTCCTCGTAGCTGGACATCGCCGCTACAGGGCTATATGCCTGTTGAACGAGCGCAACCCCGAACAGCCTATGCGCGTGAAGTTTGAATACGCGGCTGTCACTGAGGTTGAGGCTTTCAGCATGGCAATCCGGGAAAACCGCAACCGGAAAGACGTTTCCCCGATTGACGATTGCGCCAACATTATCACCCTGCGCAAGCGTTTCCAGTTCACCGATGAAGACATTGCGACCATCTATTTTCCCGAAGCAAAGACGGATGAGGAAAAGGCTGAGGCTCTGCGTTACGTCAAACAGCGTGCCTCACTTGTGGAACTCGCTCCCGAAGCCGCCGATGCCGTAAGGGAAGGGCGCGTTAAGCTCACCGCCGCTGTGGGTCTTGCCAAACTCACCAAGGATCAGCAGAGGGAAAAGGTGTCCAGACCTGGACGGGTCAAGGTCAGTGACGTGGCGAAGAAGTCAAAGGCAAAGCCGCAACCCGCTGAGGCTCCGGCTCCGATTGAAACCGCTCCTGCTCCGGCTCCTGCTCCGCAACCCGCCAACGGCAAGGGCAACGGAAAGCACGTTGACAAGGATTCCGATGCCCACAAGCTGCGGACATTTTCTTTGAGCCTGAACGATTTGCTCAAGGATGTTGAGCCTGCGGACCTTACCAATCCCGATGTGGAATGGGTGTCCGTGTCCGCTCTGAAACTCCTGGCGCTCTCACATCTTGTCAACAAGGCAACCAGCGCGAATAACGGGGATGTCAAGTTCTAAGGGAGAGGGCTGTCATGGAACACTTGAACTCTGTGCGGGCGGCGCTGAGAGGCTCCGCCCCTGTAGTCGCAATTCCTGTGCCCGGTCATGCGCCCGTCTGTATCCGAGCAAAACTGCTCAAGGGCGCATTGAAGGGCGTCACGATTGATTCTGTGGAGTTGACAGAGACTCGTTGGCTTAAAATCAAAGGCCATGCGGGAAACGTCCACACATCTTGCTCTCTCACTCCTATCTCTCGCTATGACGCGCTGAAAGCTATCAGTGAGTGGTCCTACCGCGAACGGCAGAAGCGGAAGGTTATCGCTTTGAAGGGTGTCCTATCCGCCGCAGAGCAACGGGCGCTCAAGTTAAAACAAGCGGAGCAAGCCGGTATCGCTGAATTGATAGAGGCGCGGAAAGTTGAGGCTGAAATCCTGTCCAGAGCAACCGTCTGCCCCGTCCTAACGCCTGTAAACCCGGAAAGGCGTCAAGACATCATCGAATTCTATGCGGCCTTTAGGCGTCAACGTGACATCAGGAAACGCGCCTCTGTGATTCGCTGGACACTGGCAAAGCTGAGGAAAGAGAAAGCCGCGATGGTCAAGAACCAATGCGAGTACGAAGTAACTTACGGCTATGGTCGCCGCCGCAAGCATCTCAAGAGCAAGAAACTCGTACTCCGCAACCCAAAGAACGCGGTGAAGTATGCGGCTCTCATCTACCAGATCGGGGAACTCGAAAAGCAATATGAGAGTCTTTCGCTCCGCGAGTGGGTTAGTTATTCCTGGCAATGTGAAGACGGCGAGAGAAAAGGCTACTGGCGCGATTCTTGGATTACCAAACACCCAAAGGAACAAACATACACCGTATCGCGTTCCTGGCGCAATTGTTACATTCCAGAGCCGGAGCAAGTTGATGAAAATGGCGAAGTGTATCTGACTGGAATCAAATTGCTGGCATGGCGGCTCAAGAACGCACGGGCTGACATACGGGCTTTGACTCCACCGGAAGATGAGGAAACCACTCAGGAACAGATCGCTGCTTGATAGGAGAACAAATGGGCGGCAATCGCAAACATGGATTCCTGCGAGGAGCGCATCACGTTCACAATTGGTGGGAGAAACCATTCTTCTGTGACGGATGCAAGAGACAACATGGACCGAAGATTGACCGCTTCGGTATGCTTGACGGGCGCATGTTATGTTCGCGCCAGTATTACAAAGAAGTGGACAAACAGCGAAAGCAATTTCTAGCAAAAAGTTTTGGGGAGATAACGGCATGAACATCGACAGCGCAGTTCTTGACGTGTTGAGCAATGCCACCATGAGCGGAAACAGCCTGAAGTTGACCGGGCAGCTTAACAGGCCGCTCTACGTCATAACCAACAAAGTCCTTGAGGCCGCAGGCGGCAAGTGGAACCGCAAGGCTCAGGCCCATGTATTCGACGGTGACGCAGCCGAGATCATGGATCAGATTATCCTGACCGGAAAAGTCTTAAACAAAAAACAGGAACTCGGATACTTCCCTACTCCACCCGCTGTAGTCAAAAGGCTCTTGGAATTAGCACAGATCGAACCTGGGATGCGCGTGTTGGAGCCTAGCGCCGGAACAGGAAACATTCTTAAAGCTATTATTCCTAGCGCCGATAAGGTCGCTGTGGAAGTCAATCCTGAATTCATTCCTAAGTTGGCGCTCTGCGGCTCTGGGATATTAGTTGTCGAGGGTGATTTTCTTGCGATACCTAATGCCAGATTGCGACCGTTTGATAGGGTGGTAATGAATCCTCCCTTTGCTCCGCGTCAAGCTGACATCCGGCATGTTAACCATGCACTCACCTTTCTAAAGCCTGGGGGCCGTCTGGTAAGCGTTATGTCTTCTAGCGTGACGTTCCGTACCAATGCGCTGACTGACTCCTTCCGCTTCCGTCTCCCTGGCTTCAAAGGCACCATCGAAGCTCTGCCTGAGAATGCCTTTGCCGAATCAGGAACCAACGTCAACACCGTGATAGTCACAATGCAGAATTGAGGATCACTATGAAACTTGTCCTATCGCTTTTCGTCTTCGCCTGTGTACCAGCATGGTCTCAGGCCGTTAAGCCAGCACTGCAACCCGTCCACTACGCCCTCACGCAAGGACAGCATGGCACCGTCCGCGTAGTTCCTCTGGCCTTAGCTGGCGAATATGATGGCAAGCTAGGTCCGCTGCACATCCGGCTCCACCTGCGCGTCACTGACCAAGGGGAATTGGAAGGCTCACTCGACGGCAACGGCGCAACCGGAATCAAACTGGCACGTATCCAAACCGATTACCGCAAGCTGTCTTTCATTGTCCCTGCGCTCACAGCCGCTTGGGAAGGCTCAGTCAACCCCGATGGCTCCTTGACCGGCACATGGCATCAGGCTGGCGCAGAGGACCAACCGCTCAATTTGTCTAAAAGGTAAGCGAACCGTTTTGATAGGAAACCAAAAACGAAAGGAAATCCGATGACTAATAAAACATGGATCGCTTCTTTCATTGGAATGGTTATTCTCTTTGCATGTCTTCTGTGCATAGCGTCTCAACCATCCGCCGTTACCCTCTACCTGCCCAACGCAGAGCAAGGCTCTATGCCGCTCTGCATCTCCAATCGGGGACACTCCAACGTCAACATTCCTAGCGGACCCGTCCTACGGCCCGGAGAGAGCGTTACAGCAGCCGTGGTCGCCGACTTCAACTGGGGGTTTACTACTCCTACGCCAACCAATGAACGTGTGGACGTTGACTGCATCGTGATTGCAGAGTAAGGGATTAACGCAACCGCACCCCTGAGCGTTACAGGAAAGCCTGGGAGGGCTAGGACAGTGGAGATCACAACCAAAACATTTCAGGAATTCATTGCCGACCAGAAAGACAATTTCAGCATCGTCGTTCTAGGCGCTGGCGCTCCGCTCGAAGAGTGGGTCAACGGGATCAACGGGGAGTTGAAAGAATCCTCCATCACCTCAGCGGAGAATTGCTTTACCAGAGCCTACACGCTCTCAGATAACGTGCTAGGAGACAAGGGCCGCTGTGACTTGGTACTCGTATTCGATCCTGACGCTAAGCCGAACATGGGCAAGATGGCTCTCTGGCGGATCGGGTGGAACGGCTGCATCGGCTGGACAGACGACTTCATTGCCAATCACGGCGCTGACTATGGCTATGCCACTGCCGAAGAAGACGACATTGAAGAGGACGAATCGAAAACCACGTCCAAACCGTTTGTACAGTTAAGCGGAGAGGATGGCAATGCTTTCTTCATCATCGGGCGCTGTGGTAAAGCCTTGAAGAACGCAGGACAGGCTGACAAGGCCAAGGAATTCACAACCAAAGCGTTCGGCGCTGGCAGCTACGATGAAGTCCTGCGGCTGGCAATGGAGTATTGTGACGTTGCCTAACTGTTTGATAGCGAACTAAACCATTCACCGGGAGGAATGACAATGATTAACTGGAATATCAGCAATGCCGATTTCAAACTCATTGTCCAGATCGCAGAGCGCATCGAGTCAGATATTCCAAATTATCCTGACGACCGCCGCACAATGATTATGGACCTCAACGGTTGCCACTCAAACGGATGCCCACTGCAATTGGAAGAACTGCTCACGGCAGATAGCTCTGACTTCACCCACGACATATACGGCATCCGTCGCCACATCGACCGCACGACAGGCAAGTTGCAAGAGTGCTTTGTTCCTCGCCACGCACAGCCAGAGGTGACGGCATGACAGGATCAACCATCATCAAAGGTCACAGCTTGCTTCCAGTTAACCAACAAGAGCCGTACAAGGCTCAATGCTCCTGCGGTGCATGGGAGAAACTCATACTCGTACCATCTAGTACAGGCCGAGCTAAGGCACGGCGCAACTGGCATGACGAACACAAGCGTAATGTCTGGCGGCGTAAACACCCCGAAGACTTTCGAGAGGACCGCCCGATTGTTGACGATCCTGAAGCCTTCAGGTATTGACAGGAACCCAAAGTTTTCCTCTTGACAACCGTTTGCGCTAGGCGCAGGATAACGGTAACTAACTCCAAAGGAGAAACAAGAATGAACGCATTTGAAGCAACAAAACTCTTAGACCGCTCCAACATTGCCGAGTGGCCTAATCCTAAGCCGCTCTCAACCGAGCGCGTGAAAGTCTCGATCTGCAAAGGCGAAGGATCAGACTCAGCGTTCCCATCAACAGAAGGATTTATCCGTAATGCTAAGTTGCATCCTGACGCGCATACGGGAAGGGGGTAGGAGGATGGCGAAGTGTGGGATAACACTAATTGAGGGCGTGAAGCATGAGGATGATTTTGGTTTCCCGGAAAGCCGCGTCCACTGTGCGTGTGGGTGGAAGTCCAAGCCATATAGTTCTGACAGTGCTAATCGGCCCTCAGTTATCGGCAAAGCTATCGCTCAATACGTTGACCATCGGATGGACGTGCTGACGGCCCGTTTTGAATGTCATACGCACTATGAAGGGAACCAGTGACCTATCTCATGGACCGCGACGAACTGATTCAACTCCTAGCCAATGCCTCATGGTTTGCAGGATGCTATGTGAGATGGAAGAAGATCGGTCCTCAACGATTCCGAGTTAACACGAACTATCAATGGGAGAGGTGATTTATGGGATACACAGCAGCAGGACAGAGAGGGCTAGAGAACCGCATCCGTACACTAGAAACGACTCTCAAACAAATCGCTACACTCTGGCCCGATCCTAGCATGTGCGCCGAATTAGTTCCTGAGTGGGTAGGTCCGAACGATGGCCGGATGAGGGCTGAATTGCTTTTCTATGCCGTTACCCATGCGCGTAAGGCGCTAGGACTACCTACCCATCCTGAGCCGGAATACTGGCATAAGAAGAAGACTGAGCGCGAGGAGGAGTAGTCATGGGTGAAAAGTACATTTGGGAAGCATGGGAAGGAAAGCGCATCGTCAGAATGGTTACCCTTGACGACGGGAACACACAGATCGAGATTGAAGACGGACGCATAATTCTCGTTACTGTTCTCGGATTCGCAAAGATGAAGAGAGAGCCGGAGATAACAAAGCCGTGAAGCCGCAAGTAAAGCCTCCTATGCCCTTCACCAGGGCGCTACGCATCCTGCCTTCCTTTGTAGCTCATTGCGGGAATGGGATAAGTGATTTATCTATCCTGCGGGCGCGAGTCCAAGGGGAGTTGAAGAACCTTTCTCACCTTTTGCTGGAGCAACTAGGACAGACAAATACCGGCTCTTTCTACACCAACGAGATTAACGCAACCGACCGCAAGATCACGCAACTCAAGAACTTTCTGGAGGATACGAAATGAGCCTCGCCGGAAACATCTACAGAGAACTTGTAGGGCACGACGATCCTGACTCCTACGCGCCACCTCTGATCGCCTGTATAGTCGTTGCCCTGTGTTACTGGGTTCCCTGGGGCCGAGTCTTTCGCGTCTTCCGCCTTACGGTCCTGATCGTCTGCGGGATCATCCTGCTAGTGTTTTGATAGGAGACCAACGTGAACCAGAATAAAACAATACGTCTCCCTAGTGGGTTAGCCGGTTCCCTTCCGGTATCGCTGTTCGTTGAGGAGGAGACTGCGAACCTGACCCCACAGGAAAGTCGTGTTCGGGAACCGGAGGATTCAATTCCGATTCAAACTCTTGAGACCGTCACCGTCTCAGAAAGTCCGCAGTGTACCGCAACTGCAATTCCTGGGCAAAAGGAAAATCCGCTCATCCTGAATGCGTTGCCCTCTGGCGGGATGAAGTCACCATGCACCAGCACACCGTCAGTATATCAGAATCGGGAAACGGCGCAAGAGCGGGAAGATTGGCTTGATGCGATTGCCAGAGATGATCGGCGCGATAGGAGATTAAATGGTTAAGAAGAAAACCAAGACGACTTGGCTCTGCACCTGTGAGCTACCCAACTGCGGTAAGTCCTGGGAGTCGCAGGGCGAAGAGATTCCCAAGCAGTGCCGATGGTGCTTTAGCCGAAGGTGGAATGGCGTAGACAACAGTCCTAAGCCGCGTATGATAACAGTCAACGGCAAAACTAAGCGCCTTTCCGAATGGGCCACTGAAACAGGAATCAGTAAGCAGACTATTCGTTACCGACTTACTAGCGGGTGGACTCCTGATGAGGCTCTGGGATTTACAAAGCATCAAGTCCGAAGGGAGAGAAAGCCGTGAACCACGTTCAAGAGGTCGCAAAGAGCATCGTGAAAGCGATGGATGATCCTCTGCCTGACTTCGCACCGGCAAGCGACAGGATGATCGTCGCCGATACCTACAAGAAGTTTGCCATCATGGACTATGCCAATGCCTTGCGCTTTTCAGGAGAGCGAACAGAGGAACACAACCAACGCTGCATAGAAGAAGCATACGTTCACTACTACAAAGCAATCTCTCTGGGCATACCGGAAGAGAGACTGGAAGCTGTCTTTGCTGGCTTACGGTCCTACTGGAGTAATAAACTGGCGGGGGTGAAACAATGACAAAGGAAGAACTCGCACAGCTAGAATCCGACCAAAGATATTGGCAGGAATTAGCCACTCTTCTTGGTTGGCAGTTGCATGGTTTTACCAACAAATCCCATGCGTCTTTCATTACAAAGAAATCAATGGGACAGTGGGTTACCCTTCCACTCTCAGGGGCGCAGCGTGACGACATTGTGAACGCTATCAGAGGAGCACAATAATGACCTACTTTGAGGATCAGGAAGACGCTTGGTATGCAAACGATTGTAAAGGAAACATCGAAGACTATGATCCTTTCGATGCTGATTCCTGGCCTACCGCGCAACAGCACACTGTAGGCAACCGCTCTCGCAACCTGCTGGCCCTTACGAAGCTCGTAGACTTCGCGGCATGGGCTGTCTGTCAAGGATACCGCGTAGAGCCTACGAAGGGCACCTACGAGGTTCTAAGGCTGAGGTTTGTGGATGCTCAGTCTCCTATTCTCTTTTTCAAGCGCAACAGAGGAGAACACGCCACTTCCTACGGCGAAGGGACGGCTCTCGTTAAACAGTGGATCAACACGCGCAAGCATGAAAAGAAAGGCTTGCAAGCATGATCCTTGCAGATGTACAATTGCTTGCAAAGCATTACCAGTGCGACCTGTGCGGATGGGACTGGTACAGCATTGGGACACGGAAACCTGAGTGCTGTCCTAACCGTGACTGTCGAAGCCGAGAATGGGATGGCAAGAAGAAGAAACGTAAACCGGCTCCGAAACCGAAGATCGAACTTCCGAAGCCGCACAGGATGAAGGAAATTTATGACACCGACACCGAGTTCTAAATTCTCATGGTGGGAAGTCCTGCTGATGATCCTGGGCGTTGGGATAATCGTGTGGATGGAGAGGATGCTATGAGCGAAGATTTTCAATCAAAGGTGATTTTTCTTGCAACACAGACTATTACCAAACGCTAAAGTGACATTTTGCGTAAGCTCTTAGCAGGTGAATCGTTGGCTTTGGAGCACGGAAACGCTTGGATCGGCGATGAACGTACTTCTCAACGGACTATTGACGCTTTGCTGAGATTCTGTGCGATCTCTACCGATTGGTCTGGGGCGCGGGTGTGAATACTACATCATAAACGGGACAGGAAAAGAAATTCTCAGGAGACTGGAGAAAGCACAATGACCGATTCTTACGGCTACGTCAGATGTTCTGGATTAGGCCAGATGGACGGGGAAGGTCCAGACCGCCAGCAGGAAACGATTGGAATATTTGCGGCTGGACACGACTTCAATATAGCCGACTGGTACATTGAATCTCATACCGGAAGTGATTTAGAAGGCCGTCCGCAATTCAGCGCCATGCGTGCCGCAATGGTCTCAAACGGCGTCCATTGCGTCATTGTGGAGAAGTTGGATAGGCTTGCAAGATCGGTTCTAGTTCAGGAAACAATCATTGCCGACTTCAAAGAGAACGGGATTCTCCTTGTTTCCGCCACTCCAGGGGAAGAGGATTTATGCGGTGACGATCCTACCCGCGTCGTCATTCGCCAGATTCTTGCAGCGTTCTTTGAATATGAACGCAAAATGATTGTGAGCAAATTGAAGGACGCCCGCGACAGGATCAAACGAGAGGGCCGGAAACCGGGACAAAAGAACTATTCACCTGATCCGATTAGGAATCATAGGGCAGAAGGCAGGAAGCCTTACGGAGAACATCCCGATTACCCCGAAGAGAAGGCTGTAGTGGCCCGAATGATTGTCCTACGCGCCGAAGGAAACCGGCCAGATCAGATTGCGCAAATCCTTAATTCTGAGGGAGTTGAGACGCGGGGAACAAAGAACGGAAAGAAGCCCTGGCATGGTTCAACGGTGGCAAAGATTCTAAAACGCCAGTCCTGCCGCGAAACTTCTCCATAATCCTGCGCACTTTTACTTGTTTTTCCACTTGTTTTCAATTGTTTGGAAAGTTGTAACGCTAACATTTTCAAAGCAATGCAATTTGTAAGGCGAGAGGATGTCTGGAATGAAACGTCCGTGGGAACCAAAGATCGAGGATCACTTTGATGGACAGATGAATTTAGGTGATAACGTAAGCCACCACACCTTTCCGTGGGGTATGTGGGCGTGGATTGCTTTAGGTGTCCTATGCGTCGTCACGCTGGCGGGCCTGTGGATATACGGGTACTACCACTTGGCGCAGTAAAAAGGGGGCCGAATCTCTCCGGTTCCCCCTTCCCTCCACTTGATAGGAAATCAAAATTCAGGCTGATTCAAAGGCTTCGTGAATCCTAGCGGAACCTTCCGTGGCCTGCCGCGCTTTCTCTTTACCTCCCCTTCGACTACCTGCTCGTGGAAAGCCGCCAAATCCTTTGGGCCACTTTTGGTTTTTACCAGAGCCGGTCCAGACTCATATTCCAGTTCCTCTGGCGTATCCAACTCAGGGTTGAATCCTTCCTCTTGATGATCTTGGTCAAGATCGCCCTGATCTGCTTCGTCCTCGTCTTCCTGTTCGTTCTCGCCGTCGTCAAGTAGGGTTCCGTCCTCACTCTCAACAAAGGCTGTTCCTGCCTCACCTGGGATAAACTTGGCCCACACATCCTCTCCGACGTACTGCCCAAGGTAGTTCCATTTTTTGCCGCTGAACGGCATACGTAGCGTGAAGCTGAGTACCACGTCTGGCGTTTCCTCGTCCCCGAACTCTGCAATCTCAAACCCGCGCATGATGCAGTTGGCTGATTTGATGTCGTCCCCAAAGAGATTTTCCGTGCTGAGGTCGATGGAGTAGCCCTTGAATTCAATGTCTGGGGTGATTTTGTCTCCACCATGACTAGCTACGTATCGGTACGCCTCGTCTAGCCATGCTGGAGCACCCATTGTTCCAGTCCCAATGCCTCCGGTCGATAGCGGCATACGGACCTTGATGCTAATTCTCTTCTCTTTGGTTGGGGGCTTCGAGACCAGTGATCCTACGCTTAGAATCCTAATCTGACGCTCGTTATGCCTATTCTCTGTGCTGAAAAACGTGTGATCTGCCATGCTTGTTTCTCCTCTCCCCGGTTACTCCCAAACGATTAGTTCATCTGGTACGTTAAAGAATCCTTGCCGTCCTGTCACCGCTGGCCGTTTGAGCGCAGGAATCAATCGAACATTTTCCAGTTTGAATGCATACCTGTCCTTGCCGTCGTCTCCTTTGTCTCGGAAGTCTCCCCAAAACTCACAGTCCCCTATCCTGCCCCTCAGCTTGCCTGTAGGAACGCAATCAACTAGATCGACTACACAGAGTACCTTTCCGTAGTCCAGAGCGTACAGAGGAAAATCGATCTGCTTAAATCTCCTACCCACTTCCTGATAATAGTCGAGAAGATAGTCTTTGTAATTGAAAAGTTTCTTTGCCGCGTGGATCGCCAGAGGACCACGATAGTCAGTTTTCCAGCCTCTCGTTTCGTAAGGCTTCAACTTCAATCCTATCGCTTGAGCGTGGGGTTGCCAGAGAGATAATGCTTTCACTCGGTATCTCCATCCAACTCCGCCGCTAGTCTGCGGTCCTCTTCTTCCTCTTCCGGCGTTATATCGTGCCGACAGGCTTGACATAACTCAGCGTCTTCATAGTAGCCTGAATTGCACATATTACATATCCTGCGGTCGCAACCTACACAGATATTGTCGGCTATTTCGTTTCCACACAGTTCGCAGGAATCCAACCCTCTGATATAGTCCTTGAATCCTGAGAACCAACCAAAAAACTCACGCTTGAGATACTTCCACATAATTCCTCTCCCTAGAATGGATGATACCCACTCTCAAACAACATACGCGGCGTCTCTGTGCTCTCCAGATTAGTTACGACAATCTCCGCCCTCTCTGGTATTCCATAGTGCTTTGAGGCTATCAATTGAATGATTTGCGCGTCGTCTGCCCATAACACTCCAGTCATGGCATCTATGCTGCTGCGACAGATTTTATCTATATCTGGTTTTACAGAGATGTGCTGGCGCTTCTTAGATATAGATGGAGGCTTTTCAAAGTAGAACTTCATTTCTACTCCTACCGCCACTTGCTTCTCTGCAAATAAACCAGCGTATCCTGCCTTTGCACGGGCGTCCAGAGCGGCCCATCCTACCTGCTGACGGTAGGGCTTCATCTTTGTGTTGTCGCTCGTTAGAATGGCTCGTGGCTTCTTGCCATCTTTACCCGGCAAGACGAATCCCTTCATTGAGCCTTGGGGCTGTGGGCGTCCAAGAACGGTAAAGGATATGCGGTCAGGCATGTCAGTCCACCACAACTACGTTTGCGGCCTGCGGCTTTCCTTTTGGCCCCTGTTCTATTTCAAATTGGACTTTCTGTCCCTGTTCGAGCTTCTTGTATCCTTCGCATTGGATGGCACTGAAATGCGTGAACACATCGGCACTTCCGTCGTCAGGCTTCAAAAACCCGAAGCCCTTGCTGTTATTGAACCAGATTACAACGCCTTTCATGTCTTTCCTTTCTCTTACGGGTTTGCAATCCATTCTCCAAAAAGATCGTTTGGTGGAAACTCAGGATAGTAGAGGGTGTGACTTAGCCAAGCCAAGAGGATTTTACCAACTCGCCCGTTGCCATCTACAAATGCGTGTATCCCCTCGAAAGCCTTGTAAAACTCTAGCGGTTCCAGTTCTCTCTTGTTCTCTGGACACTGGTTAAATAATATATCCAAAAGCCGAGGAACTTCCTGCCATTCTGGAAATCTTTTTATCCCTGTCCTTGTCCGCACATAAACCCCGCAGGTTCGCAGTCCTTGCTTGTTCTTTTTCCGTTCAACCAATTTTCCAAGAGCAATCACATCTTTGACCGTCGGTTTCCTGTCTGAAATAGAAGTCTTCCTAAGCGCGTAGCTCCACGCATCCAGCATCCACCCTACACGCTCTATGCCGTCAAGAGACTCTACATCGTGTCCTTGGCGCGTTACCTCTTCGCGTACATAGTCGATGACGTTCATTGGCTCTCCTAAAATGGGTACTCACAGTCCTTGCAAACAGAGCTTTCGTCTCCTGTTGGCGTGTTGCAGTGGACACATATTCCGGGCGTGGATGCTGGAGGCTCCGTACTGATGAGTCCTTTCGCTTTAAGTTTTTCTACCTCTTCATCGGTCCAGAGATGCCTAAACACCGGCTCTTGCGGAACTGGAGTATTTGCCGTTGGATCGCCGATAGGATGATCGACTTCTTCCCACCAATAACGCCATTCCCTGCGGTTTCCACGTCCATCTGGTACAAATGTGTAAGATGATTTCTTGACTAATAAACGACCAGATTCGCTGAGGGCGTAAAGAGATTCATTTCCCTCTGCGTCAACAGCGACTGCGATCTGTTTGAAGTTCACTTCAACTCCTCCACTGTTCCATTCTCAACGAAGAACCACTTCGTACCTTCCGCTCTCTTTTCCTTTGGAGGCAAAGTCTTATCCAAACTAAAACCGATAAGGATAGCCTGATCCAACTGACCACGCTTAATCAAGTCTAGGACAGAACCGTACAAGAAGGGACGAATATCCTCACCAAGCTCCTGCATTTCGTCAATGACTACCAACCTGATTCCTGCGGCGATAGATACAGCGCACTGGAAAGCCGCCTTGAAGATATGTTCCTCCGCGCCTGAGATTTCCTTGACCGGGCCAACGTATCCGCGTGCGGTTTTAACCTCAAAGCGAAGGTCTTCCGACAAAGAGGATTCGTACCCAAAGGCGCTCATAACCTCACAGAGCTTCGATTCAAAACCACCGATATATTCCTCAATCAAGGTTTTCTTCACGCCGTCTTTGTCGAAATACTTGACTAGGGAATCCAGCGTTGCCGCTTTCTTTTGCAGCTTCGTCAACTGCTCTGTCAGTCGTGTCCTTTCCGCCGCTCTCTCCTCAGCCGCAATGACAGGACGTAGCTGCTCGTTAACCTTATCTTCCTCAGCCTGTAGGGTAGCCAGAGGGTCGTTGAACGGGAGCGTGGCGTTGACTGCCTCTGGTAGTGCCTCCAGTTCGGCCTTGGTTGCCTTACCCGCCTTGACCGTCTCTGTCAAAGACGCTTCAAGTGTGATCTTTTCCTTGACCGCCGCTTCATGCTTTCTGAGTGATTCCTTTGCTGCTCCGATGTCTCCTATCGCCTCGATCTGTTTGTCTACATATTGAATCTCTCGATCTGAATCGGCAACCTCTTTTTGAAGATCGCTAATCATGGCTTCTAGTTTGGTAGCGTCTATGTCCTGTTCGCACATAGGGCACTTGGCTTGATCGCCTAATAATCCTTTGAGTTTTTCTATCTGCTCATTGGATACTTGGATACCACCAAGCCAACTAGCGTGATTTTTGTTGAGTTCGGCTAATTCTTGAGCCTTTGCAGCGGTCGCAGTAAATCCTTTTACCTGTTCCGCGCTGAGGATTTCCGTCTCTAGCTGCTCTAGTCTCGCCTTTCCCTTACCTAGCTCCGCTCTCAGACCCTCGATCTTGGTCTGTAATTTGCCGCGCTTGACCTCGATATTGTTAGCCGTTGCAACCGCTGTATCCCGCTCCAGTTGCAGGTTGTGGCGCTTTGCTTTAATCTCAGTCAACTTGGTTTGGAGAGATTCTGAGTCTACTCCTCTCGGCGTAGGTAAGGCGTCAGGAATTACGAAGTCCTTTACCTGTCGATTGGTCGTTTCACGCTCCTTGTGGAGCAACTTATACGCACCTGTAATCACAGTGAAAGGCTCTGCGTCGAAGTCAACCTTTCCTTCGCCTAACATCTCCTCCACGGCATCCGTCTTGTCCTTTGGAAAGTCGTAGTGCGGCGGAAGAACCAGCTTGGCTAATAGGTCTGTCTGAGCCTTTTCATCTAGACGTGAGAAGTAGTCTGTCGCCGTGGCAATCAACATCGCTGCTTTCCTGTCGGCAAGGAAGTTCTTGAATCCATTCACAATTTTGCTATTATCGGGATCATCCAAGCACTCAGTATTCACGGTGCGACCGCTCGAATTAGTATTGAGCGTTACAATATTTCGCAACAGATGTGTGCCCTGAATCTCCGCTGTGATTATTGCCTTGCTCTCGCCTTGCCGAATCTTCTTTTGGAATCCTTTACCATCACTGGAAAGGGATACAGTTGTCTGCGCAAGATTCATCGACAAAGCTTCCGCGAAACTCGTCTTGCCGCTCATGTTCTTACCGCGAAGGATTACGAAAGAGGCGTCTCCGCAGTCGAGCGTGGAGTTTTCATGAATCCTATAGTCCTTGAGTGTCAGTTTCTTCAGACGCATCTTCTCTCTCCCATCCGCAAGTGTTACAGGTTAAAACCACGTCCATGCACGATCCGCACGGCGCACTCTTAAAGCATGTGCAGTTCTCCGATGGAGGATAGATCATCCTTCCTTCGCATCCATCTATAGGGCACGGATCGCCTTCGTCTACCTCAGAACTCATCTTCATCTCCCCATCCTTCCCCTTCGCTGTCCTCTTCCTGCTCCTCGTCAGGAACCGCGTCCAAAGGCTTGCTCACCTTGAGCGTTGCCTTCGTTACCTTGTCTGCGGTGTCCTGACAGGCTTGGTCAAGAAACGCCCTCTTTTTTGTTCCCAAATAGCTATTGAGCTTGGTTGAAGAGATAACCAGTTTTCCCATCCATGCCGTATCGCCTGTATTACCGAAAGCGTAATCTTCTACGATCAAATCCGCAATCGGCATTATCGGCCTGACTCTTCCTTCCTTACATTTTGGGCATAGTCCATTTTCAGGAACATAGTCGAATTGTTTTCCGCAGTCACACCTAGTTGCGATACTTTCTCCTGTTGTCCTGAAAAGAGGATACACGCTAGATTCACTCTCGACGGGTCCGAAGACGTAAGCCTTCCCGTTGTAGTCTTTGAGAACTACTCTCTTTCCTGTCCCGTTAACATAATCGCGCAGCGTCTTGCTGTTGACCTTTGAAAAAGCACTGTACCAAAGCAGATAGCGGAGCCTATCAACTGGCTCTAGTTGCATTTGAGGGTTCCATTGGCTAATGGGGCACTCACGGTTGGAAAGAAGAGGGCAGTAGACACATTGAGCGCCTGAGATTGCTTCAATTTCCTTGCCGCCGTCGAAACTCACATGGATGGTTTTCTGGCGCTCTCTCGCAGCCTTCGCTTCCTCAATCAACTTAGGAACGTCTTGGCGCGTGTATTCCACCGTCCTAGTCATATTTTTGTAACGGACGAAAGTCAAACGGAATACAACAGTCTCCACCCATGTAAAGTGTTGATAAATAAAAAGCGCGTACATCTTAGCCTGCATTGTTTCGCTTGGCTCAAAAGCGCGAGCGTGTGATTTGAAGTCATCCACTAGAATCTTGTTTTCTGTGCGGAAGACGTACACGCCGTCAAGTGTTCCCTGATAGCATGGAGGCAACCCACTGTCTCCGCTTATCCCTTCTACCTCCGTTGCCACATCGGTAGGCTGAAAATGCTCATCAAGAGCCATGCCTAGTTCTGTAGCAAATAAATGTTCGTGGTCAACTACAAATCCATCGCGGAGTCCTGATAGAATCCTAGCCGCTTGTGGCCCTGCGCCATGACTGAAAGATTCAAAGGCATCCAAGTCCATCCCTACCGATTTACGGGCGCAGTGGGAGAGATAAAGCGCCATTGTCTTGTGGATTTCAGTTCCACGCGCCGCCTCAAGTCCTCCCGGTGGTTTATTTCCTTTAATGAATACTTCCGTATAGAAACGAGGACAGGCCATCGTTTCCTGAGTGGACTGCCTGAGTGGTGGGATAGGACTCTTCTGAATTTGAACCAACTCGGTAGATTTTCTCTTAGGCATTCAGTCCTTTCTGTGTGCAGTCAAAAACCATTAACCTGTCGATGTAACTCTTTGCCGCGTCGTATCCGTGAGCATGAATTACATGGTCGTACTGCGTTGTCTCGTATCCCGGCCACGCTTCTTCCTTCGGAAAGATTTCAGATGCATCAGCTTTTATTTCGGAATCCGTCCACTCAAGATGGATGACACTCTTTCTCCATCCAATCTTAATCCTTCCCTTCGGAGTTGCCACGATAAACCAAGGGTAAAAAGCGCAGCATCCACGACTACAATAGCCGTTAGGAATCTCTTCCATATATAGAGCGTGACGACCAAAACATTCAAGAATCTTCGCCTTGTCGCAAGCGGCTTTCTCGTGCGTCTTTGGGTTGGCTCCTGTCTCTCCCTTCAGGAGAGCGTCGTCAATCGAATCTCGCGCTCTATCAATCGCAAACTTTTCATCTTCGGTAAACTCCCGCTCTATGCCTTGTATCTGAATACGAATCGCATAGCCGCCCATGTGCTGCACACTAGTTACGTTTTTGAATTCCTGCTCGACTGCTATAGTCACGCAACCCTCCTAATCTTCTTTATCTCGCCCCATGAAATCGTAGCCAGTCTCCGGTCCTTGTGCGACACGGAAAACGCATCCACACGCTCACGTATGTTTCCATAGGTGCGTGACGTGCAGAGCAATTCCTCTCCAGCCCATAGGCTCTTGAGCGCAAGAGTTAGTATATCCTTCGGCTTACGAAATGTACGCCGCTTCTTTACGAATACCATGCTGGTACCTCCTAAAATAGTCCTAATCTGGCAAACTCACGTCGGGTAAATTCCGCCGTCTTCGGGTCCAACTTCGCCATCAACTTGTGACGGTTGTTCGATTGCTCTATCTTTTCGTTAAGGATACGTGCCTCACCTATCCTTCTCAAGTCTTCAACCGTTTTGATGGCACCGCTCTTGCCTTTATTCTTTCCTCTCTTCATGCCGTTACCTCCATATTGATTGTCCTGTGCGCCGCTGTCGGGCCTCTCCCTTGCATAACAACAGGAGCGAGTTCACTGACCCGATCAATAAACACTCGTTCCTGCCATCCTAAGCGGGGTAGGTAGTCGAGATGACTCAAAGCCAATACATCCACCCCGCCAACAATGCTTAGTGCTTGTTTAGCCAAAGTGAAGTCAAAGCGTCCTACGCGGAACTTACCTTGGAATCCGTCGTTTCCATTGTGCGGCTCAGGAAGATCAAGAGTGTTATCTTCGGTCGGAAATGGTCCTACTCCGTGACGAGTGTAGTACGTTCTCAGGCATCCAATCCTCATTCTGTCCGTACAACCGATCTCGTCAAGCAGCGTATCGGCGTTCTCAAAGGTAGTGTTCGTCCATGTGTTGTGCGGAGCAGTACCGTGCTTTTCGTCCAGCATTACTCCCTGCGCTCCCTCGAAAACCATGCACCTCGATTCGCCAATGATTGAACTGTCCTCCGGTACTAAACGAACAAATGCCTTCCAGCGATCATACCCAACCTTTATATCTTCAATATTTAGATCAGAGGTAGCCTCTACTCCCATTTCTTTTTGAACAAGGTTTTTCTGAAATTTCAATTTCTCTCGCAGGTCCACCCAATCGTAAATATCCTCCGCGCAGAGCACATTATCGCGCCCGTATTTCAATTCAAACTCTCGCGCCACCCCAACTCCCATCCCACAACTTCCATGCCGTCCCGTACCACGCGCCGTCTCTCTAAGCCGGTTGAGACGCTTGTGAAAAGGTGTAATAACAACACATCTGGCGGATATGGTCAATCTTCTCCACCAGCCAGGAGTTTTCTTGGCTAACTCATCCGCCTCGTTCAACATGGTAATTGGATCGATAAGCATAAAACGTGATAAATGCGTCCTAACTTGATCGTTCGCCATCATTCCAGAGCCGAACTGGGAAAAGGTATGATGTACGCCTTCGGGGGTAATCACGTTATGAGCGCATTGCGATCCACCCCCATGCCGCACGATTAAGTCCACTGGAAGGCTACGGCAGAGTGCATCCACCGTAGCCCCTTTGGACTCGTCGCCGAAACCTAACCCGGCTACAGAGATTGCTCTCACAGCCTTGCCGCCTTCCCCGCTCCAGACGTAGCCAGTGAGTCAGTGGTAACATGCTTCATTGACTTGACTAGAGCCTTGGCTTCGCTATCTCCTACGCCGATAGCCACAAGGTCAGTGACCACCGACGCCGGAGTTGCCTTGGACTCATACAGGCCAATAGTCGAAGCAATCAACTCGCAAAGCAGATTTGGATGCTGGCTGGTTAGCACAGATTCCTCGCCAAACAGTCTGACGTACTGCTCACGAGCATGACGGTATCCACCATCCGGCCAGATCACGAAGATATTGAAGTTCCTGCGGGCCTCTTCGATGATCTCCGCGATAGGAATATCTTTTTCGATGGTATCGCCGAAGATCGCCTTCACTTCCTTCGCTTGAACATGGGTGAAGATTGGCTCATCGGCATACAGGAACATATAGCCCTTTTTCCCACGTTTCTCGACAGAATCAAGCACCATCTTCCGCGCTGCCGCGTAGAGCAGCAGATCGTAAGACTCACCATCATTGCCGCCTCCAAGACAGACCAGATAGATGTTGCGAATGTGATCGTCTACGCGGTTGTCACTCTCGAAGTCTGAAAGCTGAACACAGTTGGACCCCGCATAGTTGTAGTCATCATTCGCCGCAACCGCAACTTGCGGATCAGTCAGGTACTTGTTGAGCAGTTCCATCAGGTTAGGCAAACGCTTCTGCGCGTCCACTGCTCGCTCATAGTTCGAGCCTGTCACGTCAAAGCAAACTAGTACAGGGTTGGATTGTGGATGCTCTGTCGAGTCACGCGCTTCGAGTTTTCCGAAAGGCTTGCTATTGATCCTCAGCGGGTCAAGGTTCGTGTGAACTGACGTTGCTGTTTTGGTATAGGCAAAATCGGCTACGCCGGTTGCCTTACGAGTGGTTGCTGACGAATGATATGCACCGCTATCCCAGGCTCCCCCGCCCATCGTTTGTCTCCTTTTCTTTACGGCAAGTTAAATTCAACCCACTTAGGGGAGCCGTACCCCTTAGCAGCAGCTTGCTTCCAATCCTCAAGAACATCACCGGCTTTCTGGTAACGCTTATCTGGATTTTCATCAAGACACTTCGATAGAACTTTTCCTAACTCCGGCAGCCACAAGGTTCCGCACAGATATGTCATTAACCGCGCTGCCATGTAGATGTCGGATGGTGGCCCAATGTACTTCTTTGAAAGCAATTCTGGAGCATAGTGATCTTGCCACGCAGGAACCCACGAAGAAAGTCTCGTCCTCTGGGTATAGTCAACACTATAGCACCAATCCACGAGCCTGATCGAATGTTTTCTTGAGTCTTTTGTTATCGTGTTTCCGTCATTGTCTGGATAAAATAAAACGTGAGGCGGAAGGATGGCTCCATGAATGATCTTGAAATGATGAACCCAGGTAAGAAGAGTTAGGATTCTCTTAAACATCCACACTCCAGTCTTCTTCTCTACTGTGTTGTCTCCAAACTTTGCATGAACTTCCTGAGCCGTCACGAACCCAGGGAAGCGAGTAATAACATTCGCCTCTCGCTTCCACAGTCCCTCTACCCAAAAGTTGCCTACCAACTCAGGAACACCGTCTCGGACAGGACCATCAATCTTTGCCAGAATCTTGAGCGCATTGACTTCTGCGCGTAGAAGATCATTGTCGTCGTGAGAGCGAGCAACCTTTACCAGAATCTTTCCGCCTTCAACCGTGTAAAGGTCTGCTATGTCTCCTATATGCGGATGAGGCTTGGCTTTGTACTTGCCGATCTCCAGAGGGACACAGTGAGGTAAAGGTACTCTCTTGCCCCATATTCCTTTCCTCACTCTCTCATCGGCTATTTGCTTGAGTTCGTTGAGTTTTTGAAAAGCCTTCTTTGCGATAGGCTCCGTAGGATTGTGATCTGGATGGCAAGCACGAGCAAGTTTACGAAAGACTATTGCTGGATCGTCGCCAGAACCAAACACATCCTCTGGGCAGCAGGCTCCGTCTAGCTTGTCGTAGATGAGTTGTAGTTCGCTCACTCAGAAGTCTCCGTTCCCTCTACCTTCGGTTCCTCAATCAAAGGCTCAATCATGTCGAGTCCTACCAGAATAGCCTTGAGCGTGGCACGAAGACTCTCAACCTCACTCTTACGTTGGTTATTGCGGTGAATCTGATCGAAGGCTTTGACGATATTGAAGGTCGTTCCGGTTTGAATCTTACGGTCGCTTGAGTAGTACCCTTGCTGTGAACCTACTGTTCGACCTGCTAGGTAGTCAATCTCTCGAAAAGTCGCCTCAACGAGAAAATTCCCGTCTCCTATAGTTCCGATGATTTTCATTGTCCCTCTCCCAATGTGTTGATGCGCGGCGCTCGGATGCTGAGACTTCGCCCGGACGCGACCCGATGTGCCTTAGAGGGACACGCCGCGCACTCTCGACAACTCCCCTAGCTGCCGAAAGGTCTAAAATTCCAAGTTCAACGTCTTCGGTCGCCCTGGTTCCGCTTGCTGTGCCGGTTTCTCGTCCTGCGCGGGCTTGGTTTCTTGTGTTTCCTGTTGCGGCTCAGGCTTCTCCTCTGGCGCTGAGTCGATCTTCTTTGGCCGTCCACGACCGCGCTTCACTTCCGTTTCCTGCGGCGTCTCGGTCTTTGCTTGCTCAGTCTTGACCTCTGCTTGCGATGCTTGCTGTGTTGCTTGCTCCGCTGGCTTCTCAGTTGCCTTCGTTTCCGTCTTGGCTACTGTCTGTCCTGTCGGCGCTAGGCGTCCACGTAGGTACTCAAGCAACTCCTTCGCCCGTCCCATGTATGAGTTCTTGAGAAGACGCTTCTCTGTCTCGTTCTTGCCGAGTTGAGTAAACAGAGATTCAATCTCCTTGTCAAATGGAGAACCGAATACCTCTTCAATCGTCCTGACGCCCTTCTTAATCTCCTCACAGAGAGCTTTCAGGGTGACAAGGTGGTCGATCTCCAGTTCCTTTGGCGAAGTGACTCCTACCGCGTTCATGATCTGCCACTCGCTCACGCCCAGCTTCGTCAGGTACTCCATAGCCGCGTCGATGCGCTGTGAATGGCTTACAGCTTGTCCTACGGCGGTCAGCTTCGCTTGTTGGTAGGCTGGGTCCCAAAGAGCCATCGGAACGCCGCCTTTGAGAACTGCATCGCGGTAAGCAATGCTCAACGCAGCCTTTCCGGTCGTTAGGATCATATCGGCATTGAACTTCCGGCCTTCTTTGTCTGTGATCCGGCGAGGAACCTCTTTGGCGTTCTTGTTATTAAACTCGTAGTCAAGAAACACGCCTTGCGCGGTAATAGTGTCGTCTGTGCTTCCAAAAATCCTTGTTGCTGTGGACGTGTTTCTCCATGTTGGAGCCACAATCTCAGCAAAGCGAACTCCTGGTCCGACAATCTGCTTTCCTGCGCGGGGAAGCGTATAAAACATGCTCAGTGCAACAGGCTGAGAATGGGTTGCGTAGGACATGAGTTGCTTTTGAAAAGTGGTAATGTTTCTCCTGTTCGCTGGAAGGTTTGCTGTGGCAACCATGGCCGCATATTCCGACTGTGTGATAATCGCTAATGTCGAAGGAGATGAGTCAATAATCTCCAAATTTGATTCATTCTCTGGTGGAAGGTATTCCTCGTTCGCCATGCTGCTCCTTTTCCGGTTCTCCCGGTGTGGTTTCAAAATGTTCCACTACTCCTGCTCTAATTGCCTTAATTTCTCACTTGCGGCCCATCCTCTTGGATTGCCGGGTTTGTCTTCCCGAATAGTCGATGGACCGCCTAAAGGCATATCAATAATCGCCGTTCTCGTACACCGCTTTCTCCCAAAATATAGGTAAACGGCTACGCTTGCGTCATCATCCATCCCCATAGGCCCAAAGATTTTGAAATCCCAAGGTGCTCTGTCAAACTGCTTCATCAGATTGGGATGTTGGAACCTCAAGTGATCTAATAGTGTCATTCTCTTTCTCTCCCGTCGTTTCCTGTTCCTTGGCTGCTGGTACGGTCCCTTCCCTAGTCAGCGGCGGCTTTAATTCCAAAGTCGATTCCCGATTTGCCACGGTTGTGTCAGGCGTCATCAGGTTGCTCACCGTCTGCATCATGTGTCCTATCCCGCATAAATGCTTTCCCTCTTTCATTGCCTTTTGAGGACACTCATCCCAGTGGTACACATGAACGCCAGAGGATTCAGGAAGGACTACATACCAATTATTTACCTCTCGGCGCTGGGCTGTGCAACCGGGGAAATCACACGTAGGTGCTGATCCTAATCCCATGCAGTTATTTTACCTCTCCTCGCGCTTTAGCCAACGCTTTTATTGCCATGGCTACGCCGCAAGGATTTCCAAGGTTATGCGCTTGACAGTTTCCATGGTGATCGTACTGGCATGGTTCGTCGTCAATTAACTGCTCAAGAGCAACGTACATATCCGGTCCTGCGGCGATAAGGTGAGCGTTGGCTTCATCGTTGCCTTGAGATGTGATAGCGATAAAATGGAACCTCTCGCCAGCGACAGATATTTCCCATTGGCAACCGTTGTGATCTTTTGCCACCCACGGCCCTTGTGTGAACTTAGGTTCGCTCATGCCGTCACCGCCTCCCAAAATCCCTCACCGTAGACCACAGCGCCGTTCACTGAATGGAATACCAGCATATCCCCGCCGTCGCAGACTTTCACTTCGAGTCCTTTGGCTATATAAGCATCAGAACGCCGTTTAGCTTCGGACAGTGTGATTTCCTCGTCAGGATATTTCATCGGTCCTTTGCGAAACCACATGCCTCCGCTGTGATAACCGTCACGTTGGTAACAGTAGATTTTCCACGGTCCTTCACCGATCTCCGCGTACTGGAGTTCGGTAAGCGTGTGAACTTCCGCTAATCCTGCCGCCTCTTGGCTCTTTGCCCACTCTCCGAAATTCATGCCGTCAACCTCCGTCACCACGAAATCGTGAATACCTGTTTGCCTTTGTTTGCTTCCAAGAACGGGAGTACGTCTTTTTCCGCTGCTACGCCGTAATGCTCATGCTCCTTTGCTGCTGCATAAATCGCACGAACCTTGTCCAGAAAATCATCGTCGATGACTGGCAAATCCTCACCGATTAGTTCGTTGATTTTCCCTACTACGTCAGGAATAAATGATTCATTGTCTCCTGTTAGTTTTGCCTTGAGCCAGCTAACCTCTCCTACCCAAACGTTAGGAGTATCAGTGATGCGTTGATGGACAGACCCCGGACCAAACTGTTCCTCGTAAGTCCTTTTTCCACGAGGTATCAGTCCAAACCCAGCAAACCACTTTGACCCTATGACATTGGAATTGAAGTCTGCTAGATCGGCTTCCGTGATTCCCTCGTAGATGTGAATATGTAAATCAGCGGCCATCGGTCAACCTCCGTCTCAGTTCTGCCCACTCAGCAGGCGTAAGGCGGTCAAGAGGATGGCTGTTAGGTTCCATCCACTCAAGAATGTCGTGGATTGCTTTGGCATCCTTATAATCCTGCCGCTCCTCAAATTTCGCCCGCAGAACACGATCTTGCTCTCGTTTCGCCCGCTTCGCCTTTTCTTCTGTGATCTCAACCTTGGTTGCCGGACGCGGCGGCTGGCTGAATCCTGTGCGTGGACGCGGCTCTGTGCTTAATTGAGTGACCCGCATTACAGACCCACTCCACTCCCGCTCATAAGTAAGCCATTCTTCCTTTGGCATCCTCGTTCTCCCCTACTATTACCCCAGCGCGATTTTCTCGCTAAACGGCACTTCTTCCGGCTGCGCGATAGGAGCTACCACTTCGATCATCTCTCCTACCGCATTAGGGTTTCCGTCAAACCACAGCCACACCTCATCCGCCTGCTCCGGCGTCAGGCCCGATAGAAACGCTTTCAGGTATTCTGGCATTTCTCTCCCTCCCGGTCGATTGTGATTACGGTATACCCTGTTTCCGCCTTTGTCAAGCATGGAATTGAATTATTTTTATCATCCTTTGTTTTCTATGGTTTGCGAAAATCAATTACACCTACAAAAACGATATTCCTAGCGGCGCTTACAGAACGCATAAAGGCGCAGGAATATGAAAGCAAAAGACTTGTGAGAAATTTTGCGCAAAAAAAGTTCTTGACAAACCGCAGAGGATTCGATAGGGTGGTGATGTCCGGGGTAGCTCCCTTGGATGCCCTCTATCCGAACAGGTCTGGGGGCCGGTTGCCCAGACTGGCCCCAACCACCTTCAAGATAGAACGGCGCTGTTCGGATACCTTTTCAACGGCTGCGGAATTTTGGCTATGAGGATTTCCCTGTCATTAGGGAAAAGGGGGAATATTTTGTCCGCAAAATGGCAACAATGGATGCCGCTCCATATTGACCGCTTCTTAGGTAGTCCTGCTGTTCAAGCCATGTCTCCATCCGCCCAGATGGGATACCTTCGCCTTTTGATGGCTTCATGGCAAAGCGAAGATTGTACGATTTCTTCCGATCCTCTCGATTTAGCAGAAACTAGCGGACTTGGCGATGATCTTTGGGAAAAATGCGGCGCTCGTATTTTGCGTAAATTTTTTCCTGTAAGCGGCAATGGAAGATTGCGGAATAGCGTCTGCTATGAAGAATGGAGAGAAGCAAAAAGAATATTTGAAGCAAGAAAGGCTGCGGCAATAAAAACCACAGAAATACGGTCACCGCGTTTATTTTCTACAGTCACCGAAGACAATCAAGACGGTGACCATACGGTGACTAATGGCACACCGTCACGCTCTGCCAACACAATAACAGGTACATTAACAAATACAAAAAAACAAACAGCATCTACAGGCGAAGAAATTGATGCTCTTTATAAAGCCTACCCCCGTCACACCGCTCCAAAAGCAGCGCGTAAGGCAATCGAAAAGGCATTAAAAGAAAAACCTTTTGATGTACTCCTTCCCATCGTACAGGCTTACGCTGCTCAGACGGCAAAGAGAATTGCTGATGGAAAACTAGAAAAGGAATTTATTCCTCACCCGGCTACTTGGTTTAATCAAGGGCGATACGAAGATGACGATTTGAAGCCGCCGCCGCAATACGACATTGTGGAAGTTTCGCCACAGGAGTTCTGGAAAGACACAGGGATTCATGTCTCTTAGTCAGTTTACTCAATCCGAAATCGAGCAGTATTACCGCATCCGGCTTGACCGTGCAGGATTTCATCACGTCAAGGGAAACGAGTGGAGGTCGCGGTGTATCCTGCATGGCGGGGATAATCCTAATTCGCTTTGGGTAGATATTGCGACTGGAGGGTTTTGTTGTTTTTCATGCCAAGAAAAAGGCGGAGGGATTTATTCTTTTGAACAGGTACTTCTCCGCCATGAAAGCAATTCAGGTCAAGCGCCGGAGGCAGGGAAGGTCACTGAGTCGATTCATACGGTGCTAGGAACACCGTTCGTCAGCAGGGTTTACCAAGAAGACATTCCGAATAAGGCAAAAGGAACCGGATGGGATCGCAAGCAAGCGCAGGATTACTACGTTTATCAAGATGAACTAGGAAGGGAATTGTATCGCGTTTGGAGGTTCGTAGACCGCAGCGGGAATAAGGTAACGCCGCCAGATCACGCCTGTGCTTGCCAAAGGAATCCTGACGCCGAATGTGAGGCTGGTTGCGTGGATGGTAGGGTATGGGGTGCCAAGGATGTTCGGAGAGTCCTGTACAGGCTTCCAGACATTATCCAGTCTAGTTTCTGCTTTGTGGTAGAAGGCGAGAAAGACGTAAATAACCTGAGCCGTGCGTTGGCGCTCTACATCTCACGCACAAACGGTTTTAAGATTGCAAACCTACTTCTTGACCGCGTAGGTGTTACAACGAACATGGGAGGTTCGTCAGGATGGAAGCTGGAATACGAATACGGAAAATACTTCACCGGGAAAGTGGTAGTTAAACTCGGCGATAACGATGCTCCTGGTCGCCTACATGACGCCGCTGTATGCAAAGACGTTGCCAAGTATGCTCTGCAACTCTACACGCTAGAATTACCTGTTGGAGAGAAAGAGGACATTTCAGATTATCTCAAAGATCACACGATAGAAGATTTGATTAAACTGATGGAGACTAGCTTAAAGAAGTGGGAGGTTGCGAAACCAAAGGAAACAAAAGTAGGAGACAGGAACGAACCTCGTGTGGTGTTAGTTCATCCTGTCGAGCTAACAGGAAGAGAAACAAAGCCACAGGTTGATTGGCTAGTAGATGGGTTGATTGAGCGTGGGCAACGCGGCTTGGTTGTTGCTCCGCCGAAGGTTGGGAAGTCGCTTCTATTCCTCGATATGTGTGTGTCCCTTGCATCGCAAACTAGATTCCTTGGTGTAGAGCCTTCCAATCATCCAATCAGGACGGCTATTATCAGCAGAGAGGATGGGCCAGAGTTAGTCAAGAGAAGACTTACACAACTTGCGGCAGGTAGAGGTTTGAGTCTTGAGCAAGTAAATCCGTACATCCTTGTGAATACCGTGAAACAGTCTTCCAGTTTTCATATTGACTCACAAAAAGAACTTGAGGAGATGGCGCAATGGTTAAAGGCGGGAAGAGTAGAATTCTGTGTAGTCGATGTGTTGAATAGGCTGCATTTCCAAAATGAAAATTCTACTGACGATATGACCAAAGTGATGATAAAATTTGATGAACTGGCAGCATTGTCTGGTTCTCAGATATGTGTTATTCATCACCTTGGGCGTACAGGAAACTCGCGTGGTTCTACAACGATTGAGGGTTGGGCAGACTTCATCTGTAAACTCGAACAAGACCCCATAGATGAATCTTTGAAGACAGTGACCATAAAAACCAAAGCTCAGGGGTTAATAGCTCCACGCTCAGTGAAGTATTGGCAATCGGACGACAAAAATCAATCCCGGATTCTATTGGTAGAGAAAATCGAGAGGCATAATAATGGCAATGGAAATGGTAACGGGCGCGTTAAATCTTCAACTGAGGTTCAACCGCGAATGCCTTACAACAACGATTAGGAGCGCACATTGAGACATTCCGCACTATGCACAGACGAAGAAGGAATCAACGAGTTTAATGCACGTATGGACCGAGAGGATTTAGAAGCACTTTCTGTAGCCTGTCCGCTCAAATCCTGCGGTGCTGAGGTAGGGGAGCATTGCTGCACGGATTCGGGACAGCGGAGAATACGTCACTGCCGCAGACTTTTAGAAGCGAGGAAACAGAATGGGTGAAAAAACTGGTATAAGTTGGACGACGCACACGATGAATCCGTGGCATGGTTGTACTGAGGTATCTCCTGGCTGCGACAATTGCTATGCCCGTGTCCTTGACGCACGTTGGGGCGGCGATCCGCACTGGGGAAAGGGCGTATCCCGTAAGGTAATGAGTGATGCGTATTGGAGGCAACCTTTGCGGTGGAACGCTAACGCCGAAAAGGAAGGAGTCAAGCATAAAGTATTCTGTGCATCGATGGCCGATGTGATGGACGACGAAGCTCCTGCTGGTCAGCGGGAAAGGTTATGGGAGTTGATTGACAACACTCCTAATCTTATTTGGCAACTGCTAACCAAGCGACCACAGCGGTACATGCGCTACCTGCCGAAAGAGTTCAAGTATTGTAATGTGTGGCTTGGCATGAGTGCTGAGAACCAAAAGAATTTCGAGATTCGTGCCGATCATTTAATTGACGCGAGTATTGATCGCGGGACGGTTGCATTTATCAGCTACGAACCTGCTCTTGGACCCCTAACTTTAAGCACTCGTCCAAACTGGCAACTTGATTGGTTGATTTGTGGTGCGGAAAGCGGTGCAAATCGTAGACCCATGGAGAAATATTGGGTTGAAAACATTCAAAAGGAATGTGCAGAGCGTGGAACGAAGTTTTTCATGAAGCAGTTCGGGGCACGAACTCCAGAAGAAGGTGCAAGGTTAATCCCAGCCGAATTACTAATCCGCGAGTTTCCAGGGGAGTAAAGATGCGCCCAGCACGAACGATTTTGCTCGTAGGTGAGAACGACGACACACTCGGTCCTCTCCGCTATGTCCTGTCCAATTCACAGCCAGAGCCGCTGGATAAGAAAGGGCGCGTCTATACTGTTACCTCAGCAAACACAGCACAAGAGGCGCTAGGATGGCTCAGGAGGAACCAATACGACTTGATGCTCTGTCAGTGTCCTGTCGCGTCCCTGGAATCGCTCCTAAGCCATGCAAAGGCTATTGACGATAGGATGCCGACAGTAGTCCTATACGATAAAGGAGCAGATGTGACAGGATGTTTAGCCGATGCAGTGATGCATAAACCATCAATGGCTGATTTGCTTGAGCGCATCAGGATTATGGTCCAGCGGCGACGTGGGCCGCACAAGGGATGGAAGAAGGGCGTAGCGCCGGAGCGTCTTGTGGTGCAAGAAATGGAGGTAGTAGCATGAGCAGATATGGATGGGGTTCAGATTATGCTCAAGGTCAACGTGACTTTGAAAGACGCGGGCATAGGGATTATAACCGTGATCGTTACGCATCATCCTATACGCCTGATGGGGATTACATGGACGGCTATAGGCAAGCCGAACGCGAAGAGGAGCGCCGCCGCGAGGAAAAAGAAGAACAGGAACGCGAGGAACGCCGTCAGGAAGAAGCCAGAGCCGAACGTAGGCGGCAGGAGTATTGGGAGATGGAAAGATTGAGAGACGAAGAACAGTATCAAGAGGATGAGGAAGAGGTAGTGGAATGAGAAACTGTCCGCATAATGTCATACGCCGTAAACGTAAGAGTGATGAGCATGATGAACAGTTCTACGTCTGCGGTTCCTGCGCAAAACTATTTGAGGTTAAGGAGATTACAGTTGATCCTCCTACACCTCACAACGAACCTATGTTCGACAGACGCCCTCCGTGGGGATTTAGAGAAAGGCAAGCATGAGCACAGTGATGTTTCATTCCGTTTGCGATAAGTGCGGTAAGGAATCAGTCGAATATACCGCCTATGCGTGGTGTAAAGAATGTGGTGACGATGTTTGTCCTGATTGCATGGATAAACCTAGTTACGACCCTGAAACCTGTATCGCGTTATGTATTCCTTGCGCGGAAGAGTTGAGGAAAGAAGAGGCTGCAAGCAACAGCCAGTTTGGAGTTGGAGCATGAGCGATGAAAGCATAACAGGTCTTCTCCTTCGCGCCCACGCGCAAGTAGCAGCGCAAGCACATGGAGAAGAATTCATTCACAATAACATCTCCGCTAAATGTTTCTACGAAAACGCTCTTCAATCTATCCATTCGGCTATTCAGTCCGTTGCGATGGCACAGGCTTACGTTTATGGAGATAAGAAACCGAGAGAGTGACATGAAGCGTGGCGGCTACATCAAGCGTAAACCACCTAAGCCTCCTGTTGAGAGGATACCTCTAGCAATTCCGAGGCCATGTGAAGTGAAAAAAGAGATTGAAGTTGAGCATACCTTCCGAGATGGGAGAACGAAAATCAATCAGAATTGCAAGGAAGGCCGTGATCTTTACCAGCAGCGTAAGCGCATCGCATGGGAAAAACAAGGGAAACTGTGCTCTATTTGCCACCTTCACTTAAACTGGGCAGACTCTACAGTAGACCATATCCGAGTCCGTGGCATGGGAGCCGGGTCTATAGACGACCGCCAGGAAAACATTGCGGCTGCACACGCCACTTGCAACGCTGCTCGTGGAAGTAGAACTCACGGATTTTATGGGGTTGCATGAGATACCTTTCGGTTTGCTCAGGATTAGGTGGTGCGGAGTTAGCATTTACTTCTCTAGGATGGGAGTGTGCGGCTGTATGCGAAATAGATTCCTCTGCTTGCGCTGTGCTTAAAGCAAGATTTCCAGACGTACCTAACTTGGGAGATTTTACAAAGATCGGAGTTGAAGATGTCGGAACAATCGACCTTTTGGTCGGAGGAACACCTTGTCAAGATTTCTCAGTCGCCGGTCTCAGAGCAGGAATGGACGGAGATCGTGGTCAACTCACAATCGAGTTCGCTAGGGTTGCTGAGAGACTCAGGCCCAGATGGTTGGTCTGGGAGAACGTTCCCGGTGTGCTGTCGGTTGACGGAGGACGAGCGTTTGGAACCTTTCTCCGAATCTTGGGGCAATTCGGGTATGGGTTCGCTTACAGAATTCTTGACGCTCAATACTGCGGAGTTCCACAGCGAAGGCGTAGGGTCTTCGTTGTCGGATATCTTGGAGACTGGCGTCGTGCCGCAGCGGTACTATTTGAGCGCCAAAGCCTGTCAGGGTATCCTGCGCCGCGCAGAGAAGCGGGGAAAGGCGTTGCCGGATGCCTTAAAGGTGGCTCTGGAGAGCGTGGCTGGCCCGATCCCTCTGATGGAAACGGAGGAGGACTCATTGAAGTCGCTGGAACTCTGGGAGGAGGAAGCGGAGAACGAGGATGGCAGAACCATGACGGAGCAGGGGCATTTGTTCCTGTAGGCCCAACTGGAAGCGGTAAGGATACATTTCCGTGTCTCTGTGCAAACTACGGAGATAAGTGGGGGTTAGGCGATCAGGAAGCATTCAAAGGGGATCATCACATACTAACATCCAAGCCTATTTATGCAACCGATGGACAGGTTAACGCTGCTTTTGCGGAAGATCAAGCCTTGGCTCTTAACGCCACACATGAGCAACCGTATATAGTCGGCACTATGGCTTGCAATACAGGACCAAACGGGCACGACGCAGGGAACTTCCAAAGTAATCAAGGGGTAGACTCTGGATATGTTATTCCAGTCGCCTTCACTCAAAACTCAAGAGATGAAGTTAGAGTAATAGGCGATGAAGGAGAGGTTTCAGGATCGCTCTCAGCGGAAACAGGAACACATCAGACCACTTATCTTGCCTATCGTACAAATGCGGCTGGACAGGTTGATCCTCAAGGAGATAAATCCGATGCACTGACATCAAATACCGATCCTTGCACACAAATCCTTGCCTTTGACACGACACAAGTAACCAGCAAAACAAACCGTTCCAATCCGCAAGTAGGCGATCCATGTCATACACTCGCCAAAGGTTCGGATGCGCCAACGATTGCGTTTAGGACGAATCAAACATCTGCTCAAGGTCCAATTCATTCCGAAGAAGTAACGGATAGTTTGGCGCAAGATCATCCTCCCGCTGTTGCCTTTGCGTTACAGGGTGGGGGGAAGACTTCACAGAATTCGCAAGGAAGTACAATCAAAGAAGACTGCTCATTTACCTTAAACGTAACTGATGTGCATGGCATATCCACTGGGATGCAAGTACGCCGTCTTACTCCTACAGAGTGTGAGCGGTTACAAGGCATACCTGACGGTTGGACAAAGATTACGGAGAAGTCATCAGATGGACCGCGATACCGAATGATCGGAAACGGCTTCGCTGTTCCTTGCGTGGCGTGGATAGGAAAAAGGATTCAAATGGTAGAGGATATGCTCAAATGACACCCGATCTATGCCCATATTGCAGCCGCCCCATGCACGTTGGCGTACAGCCAGCGAACCGAAGGATATGTTCTCTATGCGGTATGCCAATTCGCAAAAGGCATAAGTGGCAGATCGGAAGTGATGGTAGAATTAGACACAAGGATTGTCATAATCCGACAGGAAATACAGACACAAAGGAATCGAAGGGATTATTTTAGTCATGGGAAATCAGTTTAGTCCGTGGTCTGACTTTGAACTCAACCAACTCAAGGAACTCGCCGGTCACTTCTCTGCGCCGTACATCAGCACCCAGATCGGACGCTCTACCGAAGGCGTTAGGAAACAAATCAAGAAACTAGGACTGACAAGCTGGGTCAGTACACCGCCTAAACCGCGTCCTGCGGCCTCCAGGACGCCCCCAGAGCGCAAGGAGAAGCCAAAGCCTGTTGACCCCTATCACAAGCCTCTAGCGGTCAGAGAGGCACGAGTAAAGCACATCAGCTATCCGCCGCTGGAATACTGCATGAACTGCCACTCGCCTGTCTCATCGTGGCAAGATCACGAGTCCAGGATGGGATGGAATGGTTGCAAGAGGCCAGCATGAAGTGTAATCACTGCCAATACCTCGAACTAGAGGAAATCACCTGTCGCCGCATCGCCAAGTCATGCAACGAAGGCACCCAGTGCGCTGAGGAATGGGAAAGAACCGCTCAGATGCTCCTACAGAGGCGGCGAGAACACCTGAAAGTCTGCCGGGAATGCGGATGCAAGCAGTAAGAATCCTTACTTTTCTGTAAGCATTTCGTTAAAATGCTTGACATTTACAAAAAATCCTTGCATACTGCTTGCAATGGACGCAAGGATCAATCTCGGCGATAGAGTGTACCTAAAGATTGCGGTAGCTGGCGATCCTGGGTGCGTTATCGGCTTTGACCGCTCCGGCAAGGCAATAGTCGAGTGGTACGATCTCGACCTTGGTCATCCTACTCGCCACGATCCCGATATGCTCATCCTTGACGAAGGCTTCCGTGTATCCCAACTCGGCTTCGACTTTGACGAGATCGCCGCGTAAATTCCTGCACTTTTCCGCTTGACAACTTTCCAGACAAGGCGCAGAATTATTCCATGCTTAGGAAACCAAAGAAGTCATCATTATTTTGCAAACGAGGCCACCGGAAAAGCGGCAAGAACCTCATCACACGCATCCGAGACGGCAAGAAGATACTTGAATGCCGAACCTGCGCTAACGCATCCCTGCAAGCACGGCGAGAGGCTAGGAAG